TCATTTTAAATAGCCCCTTCTATTAAACTCATCACTTAAAGGAATAGCTAACTCTCTTGCTTGAGGATGAGCATTAACAGGACATCTAAGGAAAAAGAAATGCTTCCAATCATCAGCAAATCCAGTCATTACTAATTCTGTCTTTAAGGCATTAGGCAATACTACTCTTGCTTGCTGAGGAGTCCAAGGATTCTCTTTGTACCCAGTTCTAAATCTTCTATCATGAACTCTGTTATCCCATTTATTTAGAAGCTCATGATAAGCAACTTCACTATGAGCAAGAGTTTCAAGGAAAAGGCTTGCTCCATTTTCTAAGTCTTTGTAAGACACCTCTGGAGTCCAATAGAAATCATGTCCTAAAGGTCCTGTTTCATGAACATACTGATAATGGCCCTCACTAAGATTAAGCCAGCAAGGTATGATAAAGGTAACTTCACCACCAAACTTATCCTTAGAGTAGTTACAATACCTTGTGCTCTCTTGAGCAAATGAGAATACTCTATGCCTTACAAACTCATGTGATACACCTCTATCACATACAAAGTGAACAGTAATTCTCTTTGCATGATATTCAGTAGGTTCACATAGATACTTTAAGTCATCAAGCCAGCCTTGTTCCACCAACACCCTATAATTTGAGGTAATATAATAATCTTCTCCATCTCCTTTTACAACAGAGTAGGGATTCATACTATAATTGTCTTCTACCCAATTACTATCCGTTGGTAAGTTAGAATATGCCTCAGGATATGGTACTCTAAGATACACAGTACCATGCTCCAACATAGCCCCATGCCCTGAAGCAACCATTCTATCTACAAAGGACTTAGCTGAATCTTCTGTTATTTTATCTTCCGACTTATAACATACTCTGCCTGCTTTTTCAATCATCTTATAGATACCTTCAAGACCAGCAGGTTGCTCCCATATTTCATATGAAGGTTTACACAGTCTCATAATCCCACATCTTCTTTAATTAATACTACATCACTTATCTTCTGTATAGAAGTAATCTCACAGTCTTTTCTCCACTTCCTCATAATAGCTATAGCCTCATCTAAAGAATCAGCTGCTATCCTATAAGTTACATCTTTATTTATAACGATGTAAAGTCTCCTTGAAATAATCATAACTTACTCATTTATATCTACTCCTATTAGTACCCTCCCTATACACTCAATTTCAGAAATACCCTCATTATAGGCTTTACTGTTGGTCTTTTTATAGGCAGATTCTGCTTCTGCAAAACTATTAGCCGCTATATAACATTTCTCATGAAAGATACCTGCGACTACCCTATACAATTTTTTCTTCTCCATATTAGTCTAAAATTTCCATTATATCATCCTTCTACAGTACCAGTATACATATATCCAAGAGCTTAGACTTACAAGAATAGCATAAGATACTATCTTGTATTTAGCCTTGTATCTTCGGCTACCTTCAAATAGCCCAAACCAAAATGCTGAGAGTAACCCTGATACATATAAAAAAATCAGTATAATCCAAACTACTATCATATCACTCCTCCAATACTTCTATTTCATCAATATCAAAGTCCTTGGGATATATCCCATCCTTTATACCTTCTTCTATAGAGTCTCTCATCTGTTCAACAGTCATATCTTCAGGACCCCATATATCAGCATAACCACTTAGTGTAATACTAACAAATACATTATGTTTTACAGGAAGTTCCTCATTCCAGGGTGCCCTTTCCTCTTCACTTTGCATCAAAGTAGGTACATTACTGTTCATCTTCTTAGCCTTTTTAATATTTAACTCTAATTGATTTTCCCTAATAAGCCTTCTTGCAATGACACACTCAAGTTTTGAGGGAATGCTTATATGCTTACCCTTGTCATTAACATATATAGCATGGTCTCCATTATGTCTGTCATAATGGAAACCATTAGCTATACATATCTTGATGAACTCTTTCTGTGTATATTGCTTCATTTCTACCAAAGTTCATTGATTCTTCTAAAGTCCTCATCTTCAGGTACTGGGCAATCCTTAATCCAGTGCATATCCTTTACTTCATAGTCCCATCTGTCTACTACTGGAAGCTTTGAAAAGTCCCATGAGTCATTACAACACACGGGACATTTATTGGGACACTGGGTTGTTACCAGTAATCTAAGTTTCTTGTTCATATCAGTTATCTTTATTAACTACTTGCTCACAGATAAGCATTGTATCAGGAGAAGGTATTATTTCCTCAATTCTATAAATCATGTAATTAATAGGATTGCTATTATATAACCCTTCAGACTTAAGTACTCTACTTGCTTCATTAGGGTTACTGGCTTTTACTACTGCACATCCTCTCCCATCACCTTTTATATCAAACTCTATTATCCAGAGTCTTTTATTCACAGGAGGAACATGGCAATCACTATCATTATTTATTATACTCTCATTTACCATCTTTAATTCTTATTATTCTATTATACCAATCTTCTTCAACAAAGAAGGACATAGGACCATAATCATCTAATCCCCTAATATCATTAATGGGATAAGAATGTTCTTTAAAGAGCTCTTCTTCCATTAACTCTTGACTTTCAGGCCACGGTACTATACTTCCTTTATAGTCTCACGAACCATCTTCTCACCAGATTTATTCTTGTTATCAAGCCACATTACAGTCATTATACTATATGAGGCTAAATCAAGAAGGGTATCTTTAATAGACTCATCCTTTACCTCTGCCTTTTTGACAGCCAAAGATTCAAGTCTGTTCATCTTGTCACCCATTCTGACTATTGCTGCTATGATACCAAACTTATTACAGGATTGCTCAAATGAGTTGCCATAATCATGGTTCTTAGCTGCATAGGTCTTAGCCATATTAGTAGTTATATCTATAAACTGCTGGACATTATTCTCCAACACAAGTCTTTGACCTAGTTGCTTCAGGGCGTGGATGACACCCTTTATAGGTGTCATAGCCTCACCTGATACTCCCTTCTCAAGTGCATATTGAAGCCTTCTAGCAAGGTCTTCATATAGTTCATTCATCTTTGTTTCCATAAAAATCTATTAATGTACCCAATAAGTAGGAAGAGGACCGTTGTCATCAAGGTGTTTGCTATAGTCTTTGGGTAATTCCTTGACCTTATAGGACTCATTAGTCCTTAAATTTACTATCACATCCTCACCCATAGTAGCTATGACATCACCTTTTGACATAATCTTCCTCCCATTGAATTCATAATCTTCTTTGCATAGTTTATGTCTTGATATATCAGCATCAAGCTTAACTCTCTTTGCAAAATAAGCTCCAGCATTGATCATTATGTCATATAATACCTTAGCTATATCTTCAGCTATCTCTTCAGGGGCTTCACAGTTGATTTCATCATAAGGGGTTACAGTTATTAATACCTTGAATAATAAGTCATTGTGTCTTAAATACTCAAAGAAATTCACCATACTTACCTTATAACACAATGCTCCAGTATGTTGTATTCTATAATTAATAGACTGCTTTTCAGAGTCAGATTTTCTCTTAAAGTACTCTTTAACCATTTGAACAGTATCACAATCAGGAGCATCTCTTTTCATTTCCCTATAATAATCCCAGAAGCCAGGTTCACGAAATTTATTCCTAACCTTCATGAGATAATTAAAGTCGTAGATATAAGCCTTGTAGCCTGCCATAGGATTGAGAAGTATATAACCTTTCTGCATTACATCCTTTCTACAAAAGTCCTGATACTTTTTAATACCTTTGAAACCAGACATATAATCATTATAAATAATTCTTGCCTCTTCAATAGGTATTCCTTTATTATTAGATATAGTGTTGGCATCGCCTCCATAATTAATGGCAAATTCAATACCTTTAGCTTCATTTCTCAGACTATGATAAAGCTTTTTTATATCTTTAATAGGAGTATCTCTTGGAATTTGCTTATAGGACATATAGGCAGTAAGACTATGAATATCTCCACTACCATTAGTAAGCTCTTCAATAATAGCTTTGTCATTAGCTATATCAGCTAAGATATAAGTCTCCTGACCTGAATAATCAATACTTATCCACTTATTACCTTCCTCAGCAATGAAGCAAGCCCTTGTCTCAGCATCAGCTGGCATATTAAGCATATTGACATACTCAATCTTAGCTGCCTTGTCTTTACCTCCAGAGCTTATTCTTGCTGTATCAGTACCTAATGAGTTGAAGTTGGTATATAACCTACCTGTCACTTCATCAATTTGCTTAAGTACATTAGCACCATAAGTGCTACATAGCTTCTTCATTTCCTTGAACCTGATATATAAGGGAATAAGACTACATTTGTCCTTCTGGGGACCAAGTACCTTAGCTCCTATACTATCTTTGTCCTCGTCATCTTCCTTATCAAGAGCTGTTGTATCAATTCCATACTTCTTGAATAAAGGAATAACCTGCTTGGAACTATTCCAGTTAAGAGTCACTTGTGGTTCAGTATTGAAGCCAGTAAACAAGTTACCTTGCAGGTCAATCTTGATATACTTTGAATTAGGCTCATGCTCTATAAGCCACTTGTTCATTTCATCAACAATACCATTAAGGATAGCTTGGTCATGCTCCATCTTCTTCTCCCACCTTGACCTATCCATCCTGATACCACAATAGCACATATAGGCAATAGGAAGTATAGCTCTGTTTTCATAATCAATTGCAGTTAGAAGACCTTGCTTTTCTAGTTGTTTAAGCTGAAGTTCCCTTATCTTCTCTAGATACTTGACATCATTGGCAGCATATATAATTACGTCACCTACAAGACCCTTATAGATAATCTGCCCTCTTATGGACTTGTCAAGTTCCACACCAAGATACATCTCACCTAATTTCTTCAGGTTCATATATAGGACATATCTTGGTTTTGATGTTTTCTTTTTAGGATCAGCAGGCACATAATCATATCTAGGACATTGAATCCTATCCCACACTTCAGGAGTTAGTCTGACAGGATAGCCATTCCACATGACCTTTTCTGCCAAGAACAGGTCATAGACATTATAGGGAACTATGTGATATTTGTATAGCCATTGGAGGTCAAACTTGGCATTATGAAACAAGAATAGCCTGTCAGATTGCAGATAGTCCCTATATAAGGTCACGTCTATAGTCAGACAATCAATGACTACTTGAAAATCATAACAACCAAGCTGAAGAGACAATAGCTTATCCTTATGACAATTTAAGCCACTGGTCTCAGTATCTACTCCTACTATCCTAAGAGGCTCTAATAGGGATAGACTTTCATCTACCCCTATTACCTTATAAGCCTCATTATCAAATAGTTTCCTATTCCTTGTTACACAATATATCATTTAGTTAAATGTTATAGTCCATCCATATCCTTCAACAAAGTCTATTGACTTGACTATAGCTCCTGCCTCTTTAAGCTCCTTGCCAACCATTATCATTGGTCCTCCTGATGGGTCAATGAACCTCTTGTTGTCAACAGTTCCTACCCTGAAATAAGGAGTACTTACCTTCAGTACATAGGTCTTTGATTCTGAACCATCAGGCTTCTTGAGTATCTTGAGGTAGTTATTTTCCTTGTATTTGGAATCCAGTTTTATTATGTCCTTCATGCCTTTGAATATGCTACAAGTTCCTTAAAGTCAAGTATATACTTATATCTCTCAAAGAATGTACTTGACAGTAAGCCATGAATAGTAACTCCATACTCACTCTTCATCCTACCAAATGATACAGACATATCATGCACAGTAAACACTTCTGAGTAATCCTTTCCTTTATATGACAGTACTATACCTATCTGTTGCATGACATGTATATTACCATCAACCCCGAAAGCCCTCTTGTTACCTTCAATCTCTGTATATTCAATAAAGTCAAGTACCTTTTTATCCACAAGGGAGGCAGCAGCACCAGTATCAAGGATGAAGTTTATCTTGTTTTCACCTTGCCTGAATGTTACTATAGGAAGTCCAGTCAAGTCCATAGTTTCCCTGAATGACATCCTGTCCAATGGAGTTGTTCCCCCTCTCATCTTATCAACAATGTGTGCTACTAGGGCTGCAACACCAACTAGTAGCAACATAAACACTATTTTCAATACAAATTCCATGCTTCATTTATAGGATTTAATTATTCACCACTACTTCCAATTCCTCCCCTGTTCTTGTTACCTAATGAGTCAACATGGTCTAGAAGAGGAGTTGACAATAGCCATCTTAATTTCTGATGCCACTTAGCAAACTGTGAAGGTGCTACTTCAAACTGACATATCCTTGTACCCTTAGTAAGGGCTACTGCCTTATAAGCATAGATAGGACACATCCATTCATCATTATCACCTTTATAGATATTGTCTATGAATCCAATACCATTTGCTACTGTAACACCCAGCTTGCTAGGAGCACTGCTTCTGCTATACACTCTGGCTATGATGCCCTTAGGCATCCCCATAGCCACTCCTAGCCTAGCTACATATACTTCTCCTTTCCTTAAGGCCACATCTTCAGCGAGGAACAAATCATAACAATCTGAATCCTTGCTATTAGACCTGATAGGAAAGCATCCTGATGTAATCTCTTTAACCTTTATCTTTAGTTTCATATTTTACATATTATAAATAGTTTCACTCACATTTGGAATAACCACAAGAAGGGCAGCTTATACAGCCTCCAGTTCTTACCAATTTCTCCCCACACTCAGGACATATTTCACCTACCTCTTTAGGAAGATATTTACTAAGAACCCTACACATAGCACTACTAAAGGACACAATATTATCATTAACCTTTTTTGCAGTCTTGATGATATACTTTAAGGTTATACCATGTCTTAGAAGCATAGAACTATACAGAGTAGCTGCCTTCTCTTCTACAGATATATCTGTATTGAGCAGGTTAGCTATCTTAAGCTCACTTGAATCCAGACTGTATACACCTTTAGACTTCTTGGTTATAACACCTTTGTTATCTGCCAGTGATACATTGTGCTTCAATCTGAATACAAATACCTCATAAGGTTTATCCTCATAAAGTCCTACACATACAATGAAGTTCTCTCCCTTTACCTTTACTTTATGTATATCACAAGGTAATGAAACAGGTCTTTTGGGAGCTGTTGTTATAGACATAGTTTCAGGTTTCTTAGTCATAAGTATTCCTTCTCTATAACATCCACTTCTATAAACAGTCACTCCTTTCAATCCATGCTTCCATGCTTCCACATAAATATTATATACATCCTCAACAGTAGCTTCTTTAGGAAGATTAATAGTACTTGAGATAGAAGCATCAGTGTATTTCTGTAGCACTGCTTGCATCTTAATTCTATCAATGGGAGCAATATCCTTAGACTCTGTAAAGTAATCAGGTAAGGGTAACCCATTATGTCTCCCCTCAGTACACATAAAGTGACTATCATAGAAGTCCTCAACTATCTTGGCATTGACATCATAATATGTGTCCTTACCATTCAAGGATTGAGTTTTTCTTGTGTACTTTAATGCAAAGTTAGGCTCTACACCAGTACTTACCTGTAGCATAGTAGCTATACTACCTGTAGGAGCACAAGTCAATAATTGGCTATTATGAAGTCCATAAGTCTTTATCTCCTCTATCATATTATAAGGAAGATTAAGAGCCTTAATGAATGAAGATTTAGCCAACTTTTCCTTGTTACACATAGGATAGCAGCTAGTAGTCTTGGCTAACTCAAGTGATGCTGCTACAGCAGTCTTTGCTATAGTCTCATATACACTTTCAGTTATCTTGATAGCCCCAACAGAGCCATAAGTAACTCCAAGTTTAATGAGCATATCAGCAAGACCCATAGTACCCAAGCCTATCTGTCTCCAATTCTTAACTGACTTTCTCTGCTCATGCAAGGGATGAAGCATCATTCCCTCATTGAGTACCTCATTAAGACCTAATACAGCTATTGATATCGCCTCTTCAAGACCATCCCAATCTATATTAGCCTTATCAGTGAATGGATTGACTACAAATTCACTAAGGTTGATGCTACCAAGCAAACAGCTGCCTCCAGCTGGGAGGGGTTCTTCGGCGCAGGGGTTCACTCCTGCATAAGCAAAGTTACCATCATTATCAAGCATATTGTAGCCTGTAATCCTATCCCAATAGAGTAGTCCTGGTTCTGCCCATTCCCAATTCCTCTTGGCTAAGAGCTTAAGCAAGTCCCTTGCCCTAAAGGTTCTGGTTATAGTACCTGTTTCAAGACTTGTAAATGAGGTTTCCCAGTCTCTATCATCAATAGCTGCCTGCATAAACTCATCAGATACTCTGATACTGATGTTAGCCTTCTCACATACACCTTGTTTAGTCTTGAGGTTAATGAACTCTTCAATATCAGGATGCTCACAGCTGATACTAATCATCAATGCCCCTCTTCTGCCTGACTGACCTATAAGACCAGTAACATAGCTATAGAAGTCCATGAAGCTTACAGCACCTGAGGTACTCTTAGCTGCATTATGGACTATGGCACCTTTAGGTCTGAGATTACTGATGTCTATACCACAGCCTCCACCATAGCTGTAAGTTCTTGCAAGCTTCTTACCTGCTTCAAAGATGTCCTCTATGCAGTCAGTAGGAGGCTTGATAACATAGCAGTTACTGTAAGTAACTCTTCTGTCAGTAACCCCTCTACTTGCAAGGATTCTACCCCCAAACAGGAACTTCTTATCCTTTATAAGCTGCCTGACATAGGAATTCCCTCCACTCACTCTGTCAAGCCATTCTTCAAAGCTCTCATTATTTATTCTATACTTCTTGTTGAATATATCTAATGAGAGTGGATTGTTTCCAAGCCAATCTTTTTCTGTCATAATCACTACTTTTATTTATATAGACTTTTATCTTTAGCTTTAGCTGCACACATAGGTTGTAAATCAACCATTTTAATTCCTATTGCCTTCATATTACAAAGTATTAAGCCATTTTCTTAAATCATTTGATTTTGTTTCTTCTATTCCCACAGGCACTTTTGGTCTTGAAGAGAGATAGTAATGAAGTTCTTCACCTATCTCAAAAGGACTTCTCATTTCAATCTGTTCTCTTCTGCCAAACTTGAGTGTACCTGTTGATTGTGTAAATGGACAAGCCCATACCAGTGGAGTAAGAGTTTTCCTATTGACTACTATAAAGTCATAGTCAAGCAATTTGAAGTCCTTAAAGTACTCATCCTTGTCCATATTCTGCCTTATAACAGCCCAATATAGCCTTGCTTGAATATCATATCTCCACTGTAAGAGTGCCTTATGAAAGTCCCATTCTGTATGGGAACTCGTCTTTAAGTCACATGGTTTTACCCATTTTTCCTTATGGTTGACTATAATCAAGTCAGCCATATTCCTATAGGTTACTCCGCCAAATTCACCTTTGAACTTCAACTGATAAAACCTCTCAATTTCAGGCTCAAAGGGATTATTTTCAGCAAAATAAAACTTGGTAGCTTCACTTTCCTTAAGTGCCCTTACTGCATTGCATATATCCTGATAGGTATTGGTATCAAGAATAGTTCTATCTCCTGCTATATACATGAGACTATAATATTCAGCTCCTTTCTCCTTGATAACCTTAGCCCTTGTTTCTGGCTTCCAGTTAAGCTGATAGCTTTGATGTATAGTCTCCTGAATTACAACAGTATCAGGTATATCATTAAGTGTTCTATAAGTTCCCAATATACCAAATTGCTTAAATAAAGACCTTACTATCTTTATAATAGAATCTGGAATTGAAGGAAATTCAGCAACTATGAATCCTTTATCAAACTCTTCCTGACCACCAGTGATTATTGCATCCACAGCACTGCCAAAAGTAAGAGAAGGAGTTTCTAATTTATCAAATAGGTGCCCTAAGTTATTAAATCCCTCTCTTTCATATTTAGCAAGTGTACTATAGGATAAAGCAGGGTCTGCTCTGTATACCTCTTCTGGGACATTCCAGCTTATATCTTTAAGACTCTTCATCATCTAAGTGATTTAATGTTATTTCATATTCTATCTCAGCTTCAAGAGATTGTAAATTACCCAGTCTCTGCTTAACAGCCTTAATAGTCCTTCTTACATTATCCCTAAATTTAAATATGTCATCATCATACTCCAGCTTAGGAATAACTTCAGCTCCTTTCAATAATTTAAGGATATTACTCTTGTCCATAGCCTTTTGCTATTTCTATAGCTTGTAATAACTGTTTCTTAGTATATACTTCAAAGTATAATGACTTCTTTCCTGTAGTAGTTCGTACTTCATCAAGGTACTTTCTGAACAACTTTTTCTTTATATAAAAAATGTCGTTTTCTATGCCCTTAACCTCAATCCATACATCAATTCCATTATATTCAAAATATATATCAGGAGTATATCTTATTGGCTGCACTATAGAGCTTTTCTCTACTAAAATCTTGGAGCTTCTAGGGTCTCTTTTATCCCTTTGTGAATCAGTTTCCTTATCATAGAATGGAGTAACAGATGTAAATCCCTCCCATACTACAAAAGTTCTTGGCTCATATTGAGGATGAAATCCCAGTTCAAGAAGAGTCTTATAAAGACTCTTCTCTAACTGAGATTTAAACGTGATTCCAAGAGAGTTAGTCTTGGTAGCACCCCTGATTTTCTTATTTCCTGCCATACAAGTCCTGCAATGCTAGGGTCATGATTTTCTTAGCTGTAAGGGCATCATCAAGACTTCTGAAAGCAGCAAAGTTCCTGAAGTTCTTAATCTTGTGGAGTTCCTTAATCTGTTTGATTTCACCATCCAGAGTACTGATAACCCATACCTCCTTACTCTTGTTGATGTGGTCAGGGTACTTCTCATCAAGCATGATGGCAACCTCTTTCGATAGCACTAAAAATACAGCAGCAGGGCTAATCCTATAGAGATTATCTAAATACTTATCAAGGTTACTGCTATTCCAGCCTATTCTCTCTGCAAGATGAACCACAGCTGCTGGAATATCAAAATCAACACCCTTGTCAGCACCTTCCTCTACTATTACACCTCGTTTGATAAGGTCAGGAATGGTCTTTTTTGAGACAATAATCTCTTTCACAGGAACAGGAAGTCCAAGCATAGTTGCAACTTGAATGAGCTTGTCACCCATCTTCACTTCTTTACCAGTCTCTTTCAAAATCAATTTACTCATAATTTTCTTCTTTGTACCACTCTATAGTGGTGTTATACTTAGCTTTTAATAATCTATTAACCTCATAGAATACATCTGAAGGCATATCTTTGCCTATTCTTGCAAAGTAAGCTGGATGTTCTACTTCAAGCACATCATTGAATTTGCCTATATAAGGCTTGAATGTCTTGGCAGTACCTCCAAACAGTACATAGATAATACCTGTATTAACCTCAGACATATTCTTCAATAGCTTTGAGATGAAAGGTCTCCATAACATAGTATGTGAGCCTACCTTATTCATCTCTACAGTGAGAGCAGAGTTAATCATTAAGATACCCTGCTTAGCCCATGACTCTAATGTGGGGTCAAAGGTAATAAAATTATGTGGTTTATGCAAGTCTATAACTGCATCTCTAACAATCTTTAACGATGGAGACCAATCTTGCTCTTTAGTATCTGCACTATTCCCAAATAATATACCCGTAGCCACTCCTTTCTGTGGATAGGGGTCTTGACCTATGAATACCACCTTACAGTCACTATACTTGCATAAGCTGAAAGCCTTGAATACATTCTCTTGTTTAGGACATATAGGCTTCACCTTATATATTCTACCCAATACTGTAAGTACTTTACTGAACTCTTTCATATCAAAGACATGAGCCCAGTCACCGAAGTACTCCTCAAATGTTACCATTATCTATGATACACTCTCTTAGTACTCTAGAGATTATAAGCTGAGCATAGCTGGAGGTTACTATATGCTGGTTGAACCTATGATTATACCACTCTATAAACTCATTACTTATGAGTATCATATAGTCAATATAAGACATAGCCAGCCCATAATTACTTAAACTTGAGCTTCCCTTTTTTTTTATGAGATAAGTGACAAAATCCTTCATATTATCCCGAGTAAATCTTGTAGTGTACTGGATATATGGGCCTTTCATAGTAAAGGTATTTGTTCCACTAATCATGCCTGCTTTGTTACCTATCTTTTCAAGATACCTATAAGGAGTAAGCTGTAGCCTTTGAATCCTGAATAACCTTTTGAGATTGTGTCTTACTATTAATAATAGTTACTTTACGAGTTTCCATAATGTTAAAAACTTTTTTTGTTGTTAATACTTAAATTATTTGTTACCTGAAATTAATCTCTTGCCTTAAATAAAGCCAATATCCTATCCCTAAATAATATAGGATTATTAAGAACTTTAAAGAGGTCACTAATATCCTTTCCACCTTCAAACTTAGGTAACACAATATTAGTGAACCCAGTGGCTTCTGACAGCTTTCTACCATCTAAGATACCTGCTTCATCATTATCCAGAAGTATATAGATATGGCTATATCTTCTCTTGAGTTCACTAATAGCTGTATTACTCATACTATAACCCTCACCTTGAATTGAAATAGCTGGTATTCCAGTCTGACAGCTTAAACAAAGAGCATCCTTTAGTGAAGAGCATATACATACCCTTTCACCATACTCAGGAATCTTTGTCCATAAGCTAATCACTGATTTATCATGCTTATTAGCCCATTTCCATCTCTTGTCCTTTACTAAAGGTTGGTAGATTTTGAGGGTTATCCTGCCCTCTTTTCTTTCAACATAGGCATAAGCATATTTATCAGCAGTGAATACCATTCTTTTGCCTTCCTTTATGATTATCTTATGAGATATAGGATAAACATCAGCCCATTTTAGCCAAGGAAGTGTTATACCATAGCTCTTCCAGTAAGCAATATCATAATCTCTCCACTCTCTTATCCTACATTCCATTATACTATCAGAGTGACTGCACCTAATAGCATTAGTTCTTTTTAATTTTATAATATTTTTATCAGCATTGGAGAGCTTAGGTAAATCTTTCCATACTCTTTCAAGTACAGTTTTGTAATCCACCTTCCAATAAGACATCAGTAAATCAAATATTCCTCCACCTTCTCCAGTAGAGTAATCTTTGTATCTTACCCTGCCACTTGATGATATGTAAAAACCAAATGAAGGATGTCTGTCTTCTCTTAAAGGAGAGTTAACAGCCTCATAGAATCTAACATCACCAAAATAGTAGTACAGAATATCTAAATCTGATGTTACAGATAATATATCTGTGACACTTATGCTTTGTTCTCCAATGCTGATAGCCATATTATATCATTTAATTATTTATTCCAACTGTCCCAAGGATTAGATGCTGCTTCAGCTACAGGGTCACTAGGCTTATTAAAGTCAGTGGACTCAACGGTATATTCATGCAAGGAAGCAATGCTGAACTCTGAGGTAGCAAGACTCCCCCTTGACTTATCTGCCTGTATAGAAGCATCTACCCTACTATAATTAGACTCACTGTTCCTAAGGAACATCTTATTATAGAAAGTCTGATACTGCTTTCCTTCATCAGTTGTCCTTACACCAAGGCAAACTTTAACTGCATAAGGAGCTACAGCAGGAATAATATCAGCAATTTCCTTGACATTACCACTGAGAAGAGCCTTTATATCAAGTGATACTTCACTATCACTCATATCAGTTTTGTCAAACCATTCCTTAGTGTCCCTATTATAGTTCATAGGATTTGGGATATTGAGCCAGGCTATCATAAAGTTGACAAGCTCCTCTTCTCCTATGCAAGCAGGCCTGTAATCAGCAGAAATGTGGGCCTTCTTACCATTGGAATACACAGGAATAGACTTAGCCTCCACTTCTTCTTTAGTACCCCAAGCAGTCCTGCCATACTTATCTATGATTTGTATCTTGCCACTCTGGGAACCTACCCTAACTTCAGGCTGTAGCATAAAGCTAAAAGGTATAATAGTATTTATACCATTATTATCTTTAACTGTAGGGTCAGTTTTGGCATAGAATACTATTCTTACATAAGGTTTGCCATCTTGAGTGGTGCCCTTATATTCAGGCTCCTCTTCTATATCCCTACCCATAATCTTACTCAAAGTTTCCTTGGAAGGATTAACAGCAAGTATATTGAATGCTCCTATACCTGAATACAATTTAAATGTCCCTTCCTCTGCTTTCTTTCCTATTTTAATTGCCATAATTATATAGTTTAAATTTGTTCACTTATTATATTTTTTAATTAATCCATAAAAGGTAGGTCACTAGGATCAGTACCATGTTCTATATTCTCAATAGCAGGAGCCTCTGTATCATCAGGTGTTTCTTCCTGTACATCAGCACCACCAATAACTACCCCTTCATCACAGGGTACAGGAATCACAGTCTTAGGGTACTTCAGGTTATACTTGGTCTGCTTGATGGGCCTACCCTCCTTATCTACTTTACCAGTATTCTCAACTACCCTCTCAACCAAGTCCTCAGTAGTATAGCCACCAGTCATAGTCTTGATAGGTGCCTCATACTGCTCCTGCATAGTAGCCAGCTGGTCATACTCTGCCTGCAACTCGTCAATCTGAGCCTTAATCTTGTTCTTCTTAATCACCATAGAGGAGACACTCTGTGCTGTTCTCTTGATAGTTGCAATCTCAAACTTTGAAAATTCTTTCATATCCAATTTAATTAAAAGATTAATATCACTTTTCTTTCTTGCCCCTGATTGTTTAGTGGATTAGGGGCACTCCACAATTTACAGATATTGAACTTCCTCTCATAGTACTCTGCTATAGCACCTGTTACACCATAAATAGGACCAGTAAGTGTGATATACTCAATAGCAGCATCTATTTTACCCATTTCATAGCCTTTCTCCATAAGGTATATTCTAATTATATTTATCATATATTCTAAAGGAGGAGGATTAAATAAGTAAAAGCTCTTAAGTAAGGTGATAATGCCCTCCCTATCCATAGACTTCCCTTAACTTCTCATCTACAATGCTCAAGTCATTGGGGAACTCATCAGGAAGGTCATCCAACACACCAAGTGAATCCTTAGCTGGAAATGTGCCATCAAAGTCCTTCACGAATACCTTTATGGCTTGGTGCTTCGATTCATCAAAGGTCTGCTTGCCATAAAGCATGATGTCAAACTTACCTTGAGGAGTACAATACTCATTGACCATCTTGCCTGTGGTCTTCATTTGGTAAGTTACTTGACCATCATTGTCATTCACCTTCTCATAGTGGGCACAGACATAGATATGCTTATTCTCAGGGAATCCCTTGAAAGCATCAAAGATAAGTCCCATACCATAACCAATCTCCTTAGGAGTCTGCCAACCACCTTTCATGGCATTAGCCATGTAGTAGTCCTGCATCAAGTAATTGAAGTCATCAATCACTATGTTCCTATAAGGAGATTTCTTAAGGTTATCAATGAATTCTGCAACCCTCTTGAACCTGTCAAGACCAGTAAGGAACTCAACATTCACCCTATTACCCTTAGCTATATCCTTTATATCAGCTGAAGGACACAGCTTATACTCAGGGTTAGGCACACCTCTACCAATACACTGGATAACATAGGTCTCTTTTGGGTTAAGACCCTTGATACCCAATTTCTTTCTACCTGCCCATGAAGTAGTTTTACCAAAACCACTTGGGGCTAACACTAAAATTCTTGCCATCTCTTCTTCAATTTTGCTGCAAAGGTACTCCATTTTGAGCATCTGTGCAAGCTTTTAACAGTTTTCTTTACATCTATTGAGGGCATAAGGAACACTGGATTGGCCCTTTGCCTTACCACTTGCTCTATATAGTTGAGCACTCTTTGAATCTCCCTCTTGTTGTCAGGAAGAGGTAATTCATTAAAGGAGCTGGTTTCACCATCAAAGAACAAAGGACATACCTGCCCACCAGCACCATTGTCCCTGTCCTCTATAACAAGGAGGAACCTGATGTTATTCTTAAATTTGGTAATGTCATAGTGCTCATAAGTTTCAAGACCATACTTGAAAGGACTGAACAGACCCAATACTAGGTTGGCATCCCTTGTAGTTGTTTTACAGTCTGCAAGGCCATCAGATGATGGATAGAGCTTATTGAGCTTTTGGTTTTCAATACCTTCTTGTGCTTGAGCCTGATGCTGGATTGCACATATATGAAGGTCAAACTTGTCTCTTAGCTCAATGGAATACTTACTCATCTTCTCAATGGTTCCTCTCTTGTCAAGACCTTGTTCCTGATTTAAGTTTGAATAGTTATCCATTATGACAACAACATATTCATCCTTATCATCAGGCTCATAATAATCAATGACATCAACTTCCTTTGTGAGTCCATTATCATCCTTAATCTTGCCTTTCTTATAGTGGAACCTGCCTCTTTCAAGCATGAATGACCTTATCTTCTTATAGATTCCAGTAGGGTTCCTAATGTCATCTATATAAGTAACCATATCCTTGAACTTGGTTATATACTCTTGATACTTCTCACTCTTTATGAGTGTCAATATCTCTTCAGGACATGGCCTGTCAGCGTCAGTACTCTTGAGGTTGGTAGGACTTATCCTTATACCATCAAGCCTATACAGCAAGTGACATAGAAACTCATAGAACTTCTCTTCCTTACCCATCTCAAGAGTGAAGTACAGCACCTTTGCCCTTAGTTGGTCAGGATGCTCTATCATATAAAAGAAAGGTTCATAAATGTACAGATAGTCTGCAAGTTTTGATTTACCTCATACCACTATAGTTTTCACTACCAAGTAATTACTTGTTTGTGGTCTGGACTATGTCTTCATCCTAATATAGGATGCACCTGTATCTAGTCTCTAAGGCTGAATTTACTATTGTATTCTTCACAGATAAATAGTAACCTATGCCTCCTCAAGTTAGCATATCTGTTTCCAGACTTAGCTTTCGAGGATATCCAGGTGTTATAATATAACTAATTACTTAGTTACACGACAGTCTATATCTAATCATATATCTCTTCATGTATGGATAACCTGCCTTGAAAGCATGTCTAACTGCACTATAATTTTTACCTATACTATTACAGAATATCTTTAAGGAATCATATTCAATAGTAGTTCCCTCTATTATATCCTCTACAATTATAGGTTTATTAAAGTAACTATTATCCCTAGGAGTTTTTATATATGGGGATAGTCTATCTTTTTTAGTTAAAGACCAAAGAAAATCTCCTCCTTTCTTATATTTCCCCTCTAAGAACCTATTAATTGATGACCTAGTTACCCCAGAAATATCAGAAGCTTCCTTTATACTTTTATACTCTCTTAGATAAGAACCATCAAGAGAATATTGGTATATAGGTTTTTCCTGATATAATCTTATAGAGCCTTTAACTATACCTATTCTTCTAGATATAGACATTTTAACTCTGGATTCTTCTGGAAAACTTAGTCTTTCAACCTTTTGTATCATATTATACCAAGGCTTGATACTATCAATATAATATTGTTCTCTAGATATTAAGTCACTTTCCTGACAAAATTCTAATATATAGTATTGAAAATTGTCTTCACCATACTTGTTCCAGCCATTTTGAAGTTTTTTATTCTCATGAGAATTTTTTCTTAAAGTACTCCTATGAGACATTAATCTTCTATATAGGTTCTTTGAACTACCTATATACTTCTTCTGGTTACAAATATTTATAATACAGTATATACCTGCTTTTCCCCACAGATTTCTTTTTATTTTATCCATACTTAATAGTTTTATGCAAAGTTACAAATATATAATTATAACTGCAATACTATTAGTAAGATACTTAGATTAGATAAGGGTTATCTTTTGGTTTGCAGTAATGATAGTGTACCTTCTCTTCTCAATACCAGGAAGCCATTTCCTGAGTCTTGGGAATGATAATGGAATACAGTTTATAAGCCCATCAAGTACCCTTTGCCTTCTTGTTATAAGTTTCTCTATTGACCTATCAAATACATCCATATCAGTTCAAACTTGTTGTCCAATCACTGTTGGTGTGGTTCACCTGTCCAGTATTCTCAATCCAATCAGCAAGCATTGAGGATTGAATGATTTCACCATCCCTCCTCTCATCTTTCCATATAAAGTACTTTAACAACTTAAGATACATATAGTTACCATTGAATGAAGCAATATATCTCTTGGTGGCATCTATTATCTGTTCATTAGTATAGTCAGTACCATACCTTCTGAAGAAAGACTTTAGCTTCTTTACAATATCTGCCTTGTTTCCCTTATAGTAATAAGAGGTTCCAGGTATTTTCCCACCTGGATATATCTCCCTTAACTCATCTGCTAATTTACTTATTTCATCTTCAAGACCCACTATTTGTTCTTCACTGTCAGATATAAGTTCCTCAGCCATGGAGCAACCTGCTTCTGTGCAGTGATACTTTTGGTTCAATGAATGTAATGTTCCATTAGCTTTTGAGATAAAGCCCTTCTTCACCAATGACTTATATGTATCATCAGTTGTTGATGAGATAGCAAGCAAAGCTATACCCTCACTAAACAGTAAACCATGCTTCTTACATGCTTTATCAGTCAGCTTTGCCATATTACCTCCTATTTAACCAATTCAACAACGTGGTCTATCTCAATATGTTCAGCCTCTGTACAGGCATGGCTTGTGATAGCACACTTAGCAGCAATAGTATAAAGAACCTTAGCACAGTCTTTCCATACTCTTGATGCAATCTTGAACATCTTGGCTTTAGCCCTGCTTTCAGCAATTCTCTTGCCAACAGTTTCATCAAAGGTGTCTAAAGTATTGCATCTTGCCTTAGCTCTGACAGTGAACTCTCCATCATACCCAATATTAGGGAACTTCTTTCCCCACATTGATGGATTTATTACCATCCATGCTGGATGCTTCTCAAGCTGCAAATCGCATTTAAGTTCACATATTACTACCTTGTTTTCCACATCTACATGGAAATTGGCGTTTGTAATCATTACTCTATTTTTCATAATTTTATCTCATTAATGTTAGAAATTATCTTTATTGAATCCTTGGAATATTCCTCAATCATCTTCTCCACAAGCTCTTCCTCCCTTGTATTCTTGAAATAAGGTAGGATTATTATAGGAGATTTATGCCTGAGTATTCTTCCAACTCGCTGTTTGACTACAATCTCTGAACTATTCAAGTTACAGAATATACCTATTCTACAATTAGTCAAGTTCACCTTTACCACTACAATTTTCATTGCCATTTCTGTTTGTGGTCTGGACTATATTTTCACCAAAGAATCTATTTGTACATCCAAGAACTATCTTATATATGCTTTGAGGGTTCTTATATCCAAACTTAATAGCCATTCTTTCGTAGAAATCTTTATTCTTTCTACTCGGTAGTGCCCTACCCTCTTTAATGAATTGTTCTTTTATATATGCAATCTGTCCTGGAGTTGCTATTCTATTAGGTCTTGCAAGACTCAGTTTACTTTTATCTTGTAAACCTATATCATAGGCTCTCTTAGTGTTCTCAGAGCTACTTACATATTCAAGATTTTCAATTCTATTATCGTGAGAATCTCCATTTATATGGTCTATTTCCCATTGAGGATATGGCCTTTCTCCTTCAAAAGCATACATTACTAATCTATGAACTAAAGGATTCACATGTTTTCCATTAACCATAAAGCCAACACGTAAATATCCATGATAATCAGTTTGAGTAAGATAGTGCTCTTTCTTATTTCTAAATGTTCCATTCTTTGCAGGAACTTTTCTTGCTTTAGCTCTTACTCTACCCAAGTTACTTACTTCATAATTAGTATTAATAGTTACATCTTTCCAAGTTTCTTTAGTCTCTACCATTTCGATTTAATTTTTATATTAATATACTGCAAAGGTGATAATAATTAACTTAATACACAAATTCAGGATATTAAATAAACTTAAATCTACTCCCCTTCTGAGGGATAGTCTCTACACCTTCAATACATCTTATAAATGATGTAAGGCTTGGCTCGGTATTACCAACTACCCATTACTGGGCTTCAGGCTTTCTTAGTCAGCTTATTCTCTTTATTATCTCACTGATACCGAATTAGATAGATAGGGGCGTGATTTATTCACCCTCATTGAGTATATTGCAAGCAGTTATATGCTTAACTTCATTATTATTAAACATATCAAGGTTCTTTATAGAATCCTTATTCTTTGAGGTTATATTGTACTTGCCTAACCTCTCTGACTGCTCTATACTACTGCAAAAGGTGAGAGTCTTGTAGTCTTTGAACTTATCAAGAAGGGATAGCACAATAGGCTCTTTCTGTTCAGAAAGCCACTTAAGTCTCTTGCCAGCAGAGGATAACCATAAGTTCTTTATTCTCCCTCCCCTTGAATTAAGGTACTTAGCTTTGTACCATTCTATGAGAGAGGACATAATATTGTAGTAACCTCTTTGTGTGGTTATTACATCCTTCTTGAATCTCTTAGCTTTGTAAGAAGGCCTTATATTGTCAAGAACAAGGGGTATCAAATATACTGTAGGCTCAGGTAATATTTTATCTATTACAGCCTCCTTAAGGTCACATTTTATGAATCTGGCACTATAACGCCATCTAAGATAGTTCCTCAAATCATTATTTACAGTAGCTGAAAGACCTATGAGTGCCTCTTCAATCTTAATGGTCTCTAGAATATCCCTTCTGGCCTCACTAAGATGCTGCACCTCATCCATTACAACTACATCAAATGTGCTATTCTTATACTTTCTAAAGGACTCATAGCACTCAATGGTAACATAATCAGTCTTGAGTCCTCCCCATTTCTCTATCTCATTAGCCCAAGTCTGCTTATGTACAGCCTTTGCCACGAGAATAAGGACTGATGTAGGCTGCCCATAGGCATTGAATACCCTGTTACATATATGGTTTACAAGATCTATTGCTACCTTAGTCTTTCCATATCCTGTAATAAGCTCCAATATAAGACATTTAGACTTATCAATATAAGACAAAGCTAAATTATTTATCTCTTCTCTTGTCATTTTTATTTATCATCTTTTGTTGTTCATCTACGGTGGAATTATTTTCTCTATAGCTTTAACCTTCCTAATATAATCCTGGTCAGCTGCATAGCCAATACTGTCTAAGAACTCATAGTAGTTACCTCCCTTGTACTTATATTCAATCAATGCCTGATATGCAAGTATTGCATCACTCCAATGCTTGAATTTATAGTAGTCTTTCCTATAACTGTTATAAAGTCCAAAGGGGTTATTATACTTCTTGAATACCTCAGACTTGAAGTTACCTGATTCAAGTATAGCCTGTGCAGTAACTATTGAAGGATATTTCACTCCATAATACTCACAAGCTATAAGCATATTTACACCAGTAGCTTCTTGGTCCTTGAAGAAGTCATCATACTTCTCATGTACTATAATCACTTCCTTTATGTCAGGAGGAGCATCCTTATTCCTTACAGCTACTGTCAATGCAATAAGCCATAAGAATATAATAGGATAAATTATTAAATGTTTCATACTAAATAGGTTTTGTTAAGAATCTCATGACCTTCTTGAATATCCTGTGAAAGACATTCTTGTCACTCAGTTCTATCACCCGATACCTATATTTCCAATTAGAAATCTTCCTTGAAGCAAGGAATGTGAAGAATATATGGTAAACTATAAACAGTATAACATTGAATACTGGCAATAGATAGAAGATAGCTATGATGATACCAAACCACAGTGGCACCCTAGCCTCATTAACCTTATCATTATAGTGATACACTGCAATTACAGTACCTCTCCAAGAGAGGTATGTGATCACAGTGAATATCACTCCAAGTACTAACCAACTCACTACTTTCTTATTTTACTTAAATCCAAGAATGTTGATGTATTGGAGCCAGTCATAACTGAAAGCAGTTAAGCTGAACCCTAAAGGCATCCTTTACATAATTATAGATTGTGGTGTTTATCACATCACCAAGCTCCTTCCTATATTTCTTAAAGATTTGAGGTGACTTACCATCTACAATTTTCAATGATACAGTAGGGTCAACTGTGAACTCTGAACCATCCTGTGCATTGATGGTAAAAGGCTTATAATCCACTGTCTGTACAAAGGTAGGATACTCATAGATTGCAGTAGTCCAAGGATTGTACCATACAGCTCCAGTAACCAATGATACATCATCTACACCTTTGTCTGAACCATAGAGGTTTACCTTAATGCCTTCATAACCTCCATCAATTTTCTCCCTATAACTGCTGAAACTCAATACAGCTAAAAGGGCTACCATAAGCCCAAGAAATTTACTCTTCATGTTCTTTGTTTTTTTTTATAAGTTATCAAATTCTGTTTGTACTTCCTTTAACCTTCTCTCAATCCTTGCAATGGCAAGTAGTTTTAAGTCCTCAAAGTTAATGAAGGCATCATCAACCTGTAGGACTCTACCTATATGGCCATAGTTGTCCCTATTACAAACCTCAAGACTTTTAATCTCTTGACCTACTTCCCATCTTTTCTTCTGGTCTTCAAGCCAAGCTATCTTCTTAAGAAGTGCTTCACCTTTCTTAATTTTCTCTTCAGTCATCTTTCTTTATTTTATTAGTTACTACTAAATACATCACTGCAATACCTAATGCTGTTGTCACTCCTATACCTAGAGCTCCAAGAATATTAAGTAATGTATCTGGAGCTGATACAAGTACAAAACAACCATTGATTGCAATGATGAATACAATTAACCATGCAACCAAATATAAGAATGCTGATATAAATTTTATCATAACCTAAAACAGTTTAATATATACTCTACCTTCATATTCACCTTTCCAGTTGAATTTATTATACCAAAGGAATAGTATATACTTATTACCAGAGAGAACTAAATCAAGTTTAGGGTCATACCTAGTAAAAGTCTTTATTAGGAATATAATTCCTGATAAAGACATTAAGACTATAAAGAACTCCATACTTCTATAATATAAATGATGATGTTACTGTTTAATCATCAAATACCTTATAGGTATAAGATATTCCTCCAAAGCCCTCACATAACCTCTTTAGGTTAGCTTCAAGCCTTGCATCAGGACTCATGTTCCTCCACTGCCACATTTTGTATGGAGGAACAATTCCTTCTGTACTCCTCATAAGCTTGTAGGCTTCTGTGCATAAGTTTACAGACCTCCTGACAGTTCTACATTTTCTTGTCTTGAAGTGCATTACTACAGGCTTTGTAACCTCTTTCTTGGTCTTTTCATTATACACTTTGTCTTCCACCTTTAATCTAAAGGCGTCAAATCCCATGCCTGCTTTTTCTTTCTCAAGCTGTTCAGCCTCAGCTTGGGTAAGCATTACACCACCTGGTAATGTAATACTCATTGAAATCTTAGTTTCCATTTTTATACCTAAAAATATATCCTTTAAGTTTATTTGACTTATAAAACTTCCCTCTCAATTTCACTCATTTTCTTCTTCCTTTCCCATAGACTGCAAAGCAGCTGCCATAAGCATAAGACCTTTGAGAGGATTCCCTTTAGTTACCTCATGCAAGCGAGTCATGACAGCAGATGTAATTACTTCCTTCTGCCCATTAAGAATAGTATCCTGCATTATGATAGGGAGCTTGCTAAGCATACAGGAGACAAGAATTCCCTTGAACTCATCATTCTCAATGAGGCTCATGGCTTTCTTAGCAAGAGTAAGGGCTTCTTCTGCTCTTCCCTCTCCAAGCTTTTTTGCATCCTCAATAAAGATCTCTTCCATGCTTTTGATGAGGTCATCATCTAAGTGATCAGTTACACCTAAGATTTCACCTACTTGTGCCTTCAAGTCCTCGACTCTCTCGACACTTTCTTTAGCTTTTGTCATTTCCTTTTTATTTAAGTAATACAATATGTTAATTAACACAGTTACAAATAAAAAAGGAGAGCCATATTTCTATGGCCCTCCTCAGAGGTAGAACACCTTGTGGTGGTAAAATTGAGTATAATAACTACAGGAATCAGTCTATTATATCCTGTAGGGTTAAACATAAATGTATAATATATTGTAATATAATCTGCATTATATGAAGTAACCATCACACTCACTAACCTCTTTTGCGGGGGAGACTGGACTCGAACCAATATACTTTCATTCAATAGATGAATGCTTGAAGTAACTCTTTGCTAACACTACTGCTTCCAGAGAATAACAGCTAGAGTATTGTAACCAATTAAGCTACTCCGCCATGTTTAATAAAACCTCACCTATATTCACATACCAGTGAGGTAAATTCATACAAAACCATTTCAATTCAACAACCTTAGGAGGGAGTACAGGACTCGAACCTGTGACCAAGGGATTAACAGTCTAACTTGAAGTAACTCATATGCAACACCATCTAATCCTTAAGAGGAACACTGCACAGAGTATTATCAATCCTGCTCTACCTGACTGAGCTAACTCCCTCATATAAAAACACCATAGAACAAATGTCAGAGCACGATGTCACCATGAAAATATGAAGTATCTCTGAACTATCACTAATGGTGTTATAGTATAGCCTATAGAACAACTATCAGGGTATTTATGGAAACACTATTTTCGGCAGTATTGAAGTAACCCTGATATACACTAATAGGCTTTTATCCTTACTCTTCCTCAAACCTATTCTGCAAACCTTCCAAAGCTGCAATATAAGTCAGGAAGTGTTCTGACCAACCACTTACCTCAGCAGTCCATACACCTTTGTAGTTGACTCCTCTTGTATGAGCAGATACATCTACAATATAATTGTATGTACCAAAAGGCTTAGGTATTCTTTTATCAGGATAATCACAGTCTTGCGAGTCTGAGAATATAATAATTCTATCAAACTTCTTATCACTGAACTTAGACTTACACCATTCAAGGCATTGTCTGGTGAATATACCTCCACCACCAATTCTTCTCCTTGTTTCCATAATCTGAGGTGCTAAAGCAAAGCCTCTCTTAGGATATTGAATCCACTCTGAGGCTTGTATTCTAGAACCATCATTACCAGCAGTAGTTACAAGCTCATAGTCTTCACACTGATTAGCTGCTAAGATAGCCATAGCACAGGCTTGGTCAGTTCTATTGAATTGACTATTGCCTGAGGTTAAACTACCCATAGAACCTGATACATCTACTATAAATAATGTCTTACCAGGCAACTTAGGTAGGTGCTCATAAGCACCTATCATAGCATCCTCAATATCTCTCTCAAACTCAGGATTTATCCTTGCAGCTTTCCAGAAATCAAGAGGAAGGAGCATACTGCTCCTAAGATTAGCAAGACCTTCTTGAATAATCTTCCTGTCTACAGAGGCTCTCTGCATATTAGCTATGTTCCTCAGCATAGCAAGCCCACCTATCTTCTTTTCAGTGATGAGTTTAGTCCATGTGGCTTTCTTATCCTCACCTCTACTTAAGAGTACTTCCCAAGTCTCAGGTGGAGTAAGAGTTCTGTCAGCTACTTTCTTGAATAGCTCCTGCTCATACTGATTTCTAGGCTTAGCATGTACTAAGAACATGACATCTCTCAGCTTTATAGCTGCATCTCTGTCATATTTAGCCAGCTTGTACTCATTGAAGTTATGAAAGGCTAATTCAAGACCCTTCTTGACCTGATTTGCTATAGGTTTCTTACCATCCTTCCAGTAAATAGCCAAGAAATCAGTGAGCATATCAGCTCTTGTGATAATCCTAGGCAGCAAGTCCTTCACAAATAACTTATGTTCAGGATACTTGCACATCTCTACTGCAATAAACAATGGTGTATGTCTCAGCTTCTGCATTAATCTAGCTTCAAGAGCTATATTATACACATCAATAGCAGGACACAGAGGTATTAACCTCTTAATCTCATCAGCTACACTCACACCATCCATGTATGCTACATCTTCCCAAAGGAGATTAGCCAATACTGCTCTCCTAAGCAATGCTACATTAGATTGTCTTGCAGCTAAAGCACCAGAGCCACCAGCTAGCCTCCCAGTATCAAATTTAGGTGCTGGCTTAATTCTCGGATTTACTTTACTCATAGTCTATACTGTTGTTTTTATGTTTGACTTTGCAAAGGTAAGTCAAATATTTGATATAACCAAATATATATGACCTACCTTTGACATTTAATTAACACTTAGAACCAATACTCACCTTCATAAGTAGGGTCCAGAAAGGGAGATTCAATAAGCTCTCCTGTAGGCAAATCTTCCTTGAAATACATATCCTATTCAGACTTAATTTTATCTGCTGTTTTTAGTGCATATGATTTTTAATATAACACCATAATCTTAATAATACATGTTGCATACCTATAGCAGCTAATGTACAGATGATAATATCTTCCCATTTAGGTGGCTCATTCCATGAACTCCAATAAAGTATCATAATAAATATAGTAATCCATGTAGTACTGCAATATATACAAGCACCTAGAGGATTAGCTATCCAGCCTTTGAAGCCTCCTTCATTCTCAGACCAATCATCCAGTATAATTCCTATCCTATAGAATATGGAACCACTCTGTAATGTATAGTTGTAGAATATACCAACCAATGCAGCTACTATACCGAGTAGCATACATTCAAGAATAAGAATTATCATAAGCCCAGTGCCTCTCTGTAATAGTTGAAGTTCCTATTCTCAATGAATGCATCATCTGAGTAATGCTTAGCACCAGCATACCATCTGTCATAGCATTCCTTATCCATAACATCATTCAGTACTGCTATATAGTACAGCTCACCTTTGATGTCATGATCACAGTGCATACATAAGAAGTGGCATTCATCCTCGGTGTTATCCTCATTTCTGGTCCATAAGCCCCAACCTACTTTCTTACCTTCTTCATGTGATAAGGCAATTACCTTGAATCCCTTATCATTTTGTACTACTCTTGCCATAATTGCATAATTTGATTGTTAGTATTATTGTGGAGCTAGAGGGAGTCGAACCCTCGTCCTAACAGTCCTTAATATAAGGATTACACATGCTTACTATTTATTAATGTGGTTAGTTATCCAGGTTGCCTGAATTGACAACAGTCCACCACCTGCATTAATCTATGCAGGAAATCTACACATTAGGATGTGCCATTTGTACCTTTCTGTTCCTAAGCAAGCACTGCTCGGCCCTTAATCTACCTAAAGATGCATAAGCATAACAAAATAGCCCCTTAAAGTAGTGCCAGCATACTCTATGCTCCAGTTCTTAGATACATAGATGTGATGCTGGCTGCACATTTTAACTACTATTATATCATTTATAGCTAAAAAAGTCTCTTTACTGTACTACCTTGCCATATACAGTGAGTTCATCATCCTCTCTCAATACCAGCTTCTTGATAGGATAGCACTGAGTAGAATTGATGTCATTTCTCAGCTCACCAGTAATGGAGTTATAGTACTTGTAGTCTGTATCTATGACATCTGTTACCTGCATGTTGCTGGTATATGCCTTAGACTCAATCATATCCCCTACTGAGAGGTTTTCCTCAGTTCGGAAACAATACTTCTTTAACTTCCTGTCACTAATCTGCTTGATTGTCAAAGCAGTATCAGTATAAACTACTAAGATTGTCTTCATATTCTTGCTATTTAATTGTTAGACATAGTACCCCCAACTGGACTCGAACCAGTATTTACTCTTTAGGAGAGAGTTGTTCTATCCCTTGAACTATGAGGGCATATGCTGCCTATATTCACATACCAGCAGCATCGGCTCATGAAATACAATCAAATTGCCTTAAAAAAAACTATTTGCACAACTTATTGAAGATATTGTAACCAGAGAGTATGTATAGCTCCCTGATTGATATTATTCTTCTACATATAGCTATAAGGATTACAGTTACAAGTATCCATGATAGCATCTTCATAGGAGTTTCAACCAGTGAATCAAGTCCTCCTACAAATATCATGACTGCAAGGGTTGTTGCACACAGCAGCATTCCCTTTAATATAAGTTTGAATGTTCTCATTTTATTCCCCAATCTAGTCTGTTGCACATGATTTTGAATATATAGGCAGCTTTCCATGTAAGAAAGCCACCTCTCACAAGCTGACCATAAGAGTCATATACTGAATATCTTCTCATATCAATATTCTCCTCTCATGGCTTTATCCTCATCATCTTCAAAGTCCCTATCATCTTCAGGGATAGCGCCATCACTCTTGTCATTCACCATATAGAATACACCTACTACGATGAATATCCATCCTAATGCGAGTATCATTGGATCCATAATTAACCTCCCTTTCTTGTTAGTTTCTTGAACTCTGCCCTTGCTTTAGCACCATTGGGATATGATGTGATTGTGATATTGCCATCAGACTTAATGGCTATTTCCCACTCAAAGGCATGTTTACCAAACAATGCTATGGTTCTACCATACTTATCAGTGACGACAGCTCTTAGCCTATTGTCACAGTTTTCTCTGTTGTATCGTCTCATTTTCTATGTATATATATGTATGAATAATTGGGTTGCCATCCCTTTATATTCTATGTATGATTAGCATCTCATACACAGGAGCATAGATACTTTTACTATGATTACCTAATGGTGTTATCTACCTTTTTAATTAGGATAGCCATAGTATTAAATATGTATTAACTATGGACTTTAAGTGAGAGGAATAGTCTATCACTTCTCTATAGGATTGACTATATCCTTTATTTTGTCTGAATAACAGCTTCTGCATAAACAAGTGCCATCACCCATTCATTAGTAACATCAGAATATTGAAGGGTATCACCGTCTTCATCATATTCTGCATCTGTTATAAGAGTAGTATTGAGAGCATCTGAGAATATCTCAAAATTCTTTGAATTTTTGGGTTTCTCATCAAATACTAGTGTTACCTCTGTATTGGAAAAAGGAGAAGCTACTATCTTTATGCCCTTCACATTCTCCATGAATGAATTATTTATTGTTACTTTCATATCTCTTAATCATCATAAGGTCTGACAAAAGTATATACATACACATCAAGTTCCTCATTGTATGGGAACCCATAGTAGACATGAAGAGCCTTCCATGATGGATGCAATAGCTTTCTTTGCATGAGGATAGTTCTCATCATCAGTCTTTATGTAATACACTTCATGTTGTGTATAATAACTGCCTGACAATTGTGGCTGATACTCTATCTGATAAAGTATGCCATTGTAAAATGTTTGATTGCTCATTTGATTGTTGTTTTAATGGTTTTGTTGATAGCTTTGTTTGAGTAGTAGCTAAGAAATATTTAATACACTCTCTTGACTTAGACTTTTTGACAAATTTTAACCCAAGTCTATGCAATAACACAACTACTATTCTTCACTGTGTGACTGTAGTTTGGTAGACAGCCATGCAATAGACAAGGGCAAAAATGTCATGTTACACAATTACTTAAACTCTTGTGCAACAAAAAAACCCACCGAAGTGGGCTGAAATTAATCGAAATTTAATTCCCAAACAGTCTCACGCTTAGACTCGCAAAGCATGTACATAGGGGTTTCATAGCCCTCAGTGACTGCCTCAGTAATGAACAGTTCACCAAGGGGTTCCTTGTTTTCCATCTTCTGTCCTAAGGCTGATGGTACATAGCCCAGCATATTAGCTGTGGCAAAGTAGTACAGAGGCTTGCTTTTATCTTCCACACCATCAGTGTGGCCATAGACTCTTGCAGGTTTCTTGGTAGCAGGGTCAATGACCTGCTTGCCATTCTCATCAGTTTTAGTCCGTGGATAGACCTTGAAGTACTTTCCTTGGGTCTTCTCTACAAACTGTTCAACACTCATTCTCTCTCCAAACTCTGTGTTTCTTGTCTCTTGTGCCATAATGCTATATGATTTAAATGTTATGAGGGGGACTATCCCCACCTCAAGGCATGGGGAGGGAGGGAGAGGTGATTATATCTCCTTCATACCAGTAAAGTGTATTTCTAAAAATTAAAAAAATTAAAAAAATAAAAATTTTTTGACCTAGACTATATGTATAGTTAAACTTTCTTAAAAAATTTGGTAGTTTCAATTTTTTTTATTATCTTTGCACCATCTTCTAAGTCATGACAGTTGACTTAGCCTGAGAGGTCCACCATGAGAACCAGTTAATTACTAAGGTGCATGGTCAAAGAGGGGTAGTAGGTACAAATAGTACTAAGGTAAAAATCCTCCTAGGAAGATAAAAATGACTTGGAGAAGAAATGTCAGTGCTCCACCAAACTGTCTGAAAGAAAGGTTGAGGGTAAAGTGAGCTTTAGGGAAATATTAACCGCCTGACTATAATTCTCCATGTTTAAGCCTGATGGAAATCATAACTGATGGCTTTCACTAGGGATTATTATATCTAAAAATGAATGAGATAAGAGATTTTATAATAGACTGGATATGGCAATTACCACAGAATTTATGTGGACTTGTATATAAAAGTATATCAAGAAACAATAGGATAGCTATTGTAGAAAATAGTGATTCAAGGTCTGTAGGAGCGGAAGTTCTTCTACAGAGAACTAAAGGAGGAGTTACTTTGGGTAAGTATATATTTATATGTCAGGACTATACAGACAAGTACAAGGTAATTAAGCATGAATGTGGGCATGTCAAGCAAAGCAAGCTACTAGGTCCACTTTATTTACTTATAATAGGTATTCCTTCAATACTTCATGCTTGGCTCAATGGTTATCTAAATTGTTGTGCTAATCATGGTACATATTACCACTTTTATCCAGAGAGATGGGCCAATAAATTAATGGGGATAGATACTTCTGGTGATCCTATAGAAAAATGATTATCAAAATATTTGGTAGTTTCAAAGATTCTTAGTACTTTTGCAAAGTGAATTTGATGACGGTGATAACAATGGTTGGGTACTACTTTAGCCATTTGTTCTGAAGTAGTACTCTTTTTATTGCCCCTTGGTGTAATAGGTAACACAGAAGATTTTGGTTCTTCTATTATCAGTTCAAGTCTGGTAGGGGTAACAAAGCAGCTCCCTTAGCTCAATGGATAGAGCAACGCCCTTCTAAGGCGTGGGCTAAAGGTTCAAGTCCTTTAGGGAGTACCCCGTTTATATAAAAAGTTTAAATCTTTCTACTAAGATGGTTTGTGAAAATAGTCTTAGTTTATTGCTGAGTTAGAGTAAATGGTTAACTCGTCACTCTTTCAAGGTGAAGATTGTGGGTTCAAATCCCACACTCAGTACAATATAGGGTCATCTACTAATGGTCAGGTAATTGCCTTCTCAAGGCAGAAATCTGGGTTCAATTCCCAGTGGCCCTACTACTATTGACTATGTAGTGTAATGGTTTTTGCATATCACACTGTCAATGTGAAGGTTAGGGTTCAATTCCCTCATAGTCAGCTAGACCTTTTTTCTCAGAAAAAGTCCTATATCACAGCGGTGAGTAGGCAAATGGAGAAGTAACCAAGACGGCTCTTGGCTTGGTCTTGAAAACCAAAGGTTCTGTAAAAGGAATGGGAATCGACATCTCACTTCTCCGCTATAGAGAGTAAACCTATAAGGTTATAGGGCTGGTCTGCTAAACCAAGTGGTCATGTAAAAATGACTGAGTTTCGAGTACTCTGCTCTCTGCAATATAGAGTAGTAGGGTAATTGGTTAGCATACAACTTTTGCAAGGTTGAGGTCAGGGTTCAAGTCCCTCATTCTCCACATTAGTTCCGTGTTTCATAATGTTAGAGCTTTGGTTGAGCCCTCTTTTTAGTAGTTAGAGGTTAAAGAAACTGCTTTATTGGGATGTAGTTCAAAGGTTAGAACAAGTGGCTGTTAACCATTAGATTAGAGTTCAAGTCTCTACTTCCCAGCAACATTGGTAGGTAGTTTAATAGGTAAAACCCCAGTCTCCAAAACTGGTTGATGAGAGTTCAAATCTTTCCCTATCAGCTATTGGCATATCTTCTAATGGTTAGGGAGCTACTCTGATAAGGCAGTAGTTAATTGGAATACCAAGGGTTCTCAAAAGGAGATGACTATAGGTGAAAGTATCTATGTATAGGTTCGAGTCCTACCTGTCCTACATCTTGGAGTACCAAAGTGGTTTAATGGCTCAGACTGCAAATCTGAAGATTCGTGGGTTCAAATCCCACCTCCAAGTCTATGTGTTATATAGATAAACTTATAAAGAATAATACAGGAGTTTCTTCAAAGAACTTCTTCTTAGTAGCAGTTACTTTAATAGGTTTAATCCTATTACTGGTTCCTGCTGTACTTCTTATAATAGAAGTATGTTATAGTCATACTATACAGACAGACCTTAATGGTCTTGCTGCTTATATAGGTGCTGTTGCTGGAGTATTTGCATCAGCAGGTATTACTAAAGCATGGTCTGAAAAGTATGAAAAGAAATAATGCTCCTATAGCTGAATTGGTTAAAGCAACAGTCTCTTAAACTGTGGACTCAAGATTCAAGTCATTGTGGGAGCACAACCTCAATCTTGGCAAATATTCCCTCAAAGCATTAATGGTGGATGCTCTGGACTTTTAATCCTGAGAGCTAGGTTCGATTCCTAGTGGGGGAATATAACATGTTTAACTTCAAATTTTATATGTTATGAGAAGAGTTCTTAATTTAGTGAAGAGAGGAGTTAAGTGGTATATTAACAAGACCATAGTTAATGGTTATGTTATGACTCCTACAGGGTGTATTCCTATTATCAAGGAATAACCCTTTCACTGAGTGAGGAACTATATTTTATGATATAAATAAGTAGGTCAAACAATACTTTATGATATATTGGGAGTACTTTAATTATGAGTTCAATTCTCTTTACTCCCACTTGGAATCTTAGTGTAAGTGGTCTGCATGAGGGTCAACCCTAGGACTTTAGTTCAATTCTAAGAGATTCCACTATGCCTCCTTGCTGGAATTGGTTAGACAGTCTGGTCTTAGAAGCCAGTGCCTTAATGGCATAAGAGTTCGAGTCTCTTAGGGGGTACTAAAAGTTAAATAATGCAATTTACTTGCATAAATCAAATATTTTATTTACCTTTGCATTATAACTTAAGACCATGGATTTATTTATAGATAGTAATATACTCAATGAAGCTCTAGGGAATGTAAAAGATACTAGTAGTATGAATAGTAATTCTACTAAGTTTATAGATTTTCTCAACAAACTAGAGGGTTGGAAGACTAAGTGTAAAAATCTTCACTGGGCTTCTCATAAGAAAAATATACATACTTACCTTGATGACTTCTTAGAAGTGCTACAAGAATATCAAGATGGATTAGCTGAAGAAGAGATGGGTATATATGGCAGAATGTTGCCTAATGTGATAGTAGGAATTTCAAGTATGGCTACTAATGCAAAGGAGTTTATACAGGAAATAAAAACTGCTACTTTAATCTTCTATGAAGGCTTACCCCAAGATGCTGTTCATGCAGGTATAAGGTCAGAATGTGAGACATTCATACATAATATAAACAAGTATGTGTATTTATTCTCTCTTACTGACCAAGAATTTAAAGGTGGAGAATAAAGCCTCTATGGGGGAACTGGTAGACCCGAGGCACTTAAAATGCCTTTTCCTTTTAGGAAGTATGAGTTCAAGTCTCATTAGAGGTACACGTGGCACATCCTTTCTTTTATGGCTTCCTTATTATAATGGTTATTATACCTGTCTTGTAAACAGGAGATAAGTGTTCGATTCACTTAGGAAGCTCAACAAGTTACTAAAAGCTGTCTTACCTACAGTGAGAGAGTAACACTCAATGCTACTAGGTAAACCTCAGCAGGAGCTGACCTGCGCCGACTTAAATTAAAAAGCTTTATAAGAGGTGTAGGTGATTGAGGGTGCAAGTTAAGGTGAAACCTTGCAATGCCAAAGTACCAATACCCAAATCTTTGGCTTATGTAGATATGGTGTTAGGGGTTAGCATATGACATTGCCAATGTCAAGGGGTCAGTTCAAATCTGATTATCTACTCTTATGTGGGATTGGTGTTAGTGGTAACATATCTGCCTTCCAAGCAGAAGTGGACAGTTCGAGTCTGTTATTCCACTCATACATTGCGGAGTAGTGTAAGGGCAACATGCAAGGCTCATAACCTTGAGAAGTAGTAATACTATGTTGGTGGTTCGAGTCCACCTTCCGCAACTAAAGTTGATAACTATGGATATGACTATGTCTAAAGATGGTAAGATTATGGCTTGTATAGTAGGTTATACAGTCAGAGATATAATAAATCAGGCTAATGAGCTTGAGATACCTAGAGAGGATATTGTAAGTATATTACCTCTTGCAGGGCAGATATACTTATTTTACTATAAATAAAAGAATGGCATTATGGAAGAAGCTAGAAGAGAGGGAGATACTAAGGGTTATAAGAGAGAATCTATAATCAATGCAGGGATGCCTATTAACCTCGTTACTTATGAGGCTGTAGGTAAATTTAAGAGTGTTAGAAGGGCTATAAGAAGAGGATTAGTCTCACCTTATGGTGAAATATATCCTAGGAGACCTTTTGGCAATACCAATACCAAGATGAACAGGATAAAGAGAGAGATTTATGAACAACTCAAAAACAGTAGAAGAGCATCATAAACATGATGAATATAATGCTGAGCCTGTAGTCTATTGTGCTGATTGCCTGTCATTGAGAATACAAGCAGTAGATGGTATAGACTACTGTGATAAGTGTGGTAGCACTAACACAAAAGAGGCTAATATATTTGAATGGGAGAAGATGTATGCAGCTAAGTATGCAGGTAAGTATTTAGATATGAAATAAATTGTATTATAAATGGAAAAGAAGTTAGAACCTAAGGTAGGTACTATAAGTACTCCTAAGAAACTCAGTTATGAAGAGCTGGAGAATGTATGTCATCAACTTAGTGCCCAGTCACAGCAGCTTAATGCCCAGAATCAGCAACTAAGGGCTATGGTTACTGAGGCTAACCTAAGTAACCTGTATAAGAGACTTGACTATCTGTTTGAAGTTATTAATAAGGATAATCCTTATTTAAGTACAGATTTCAAGAAGAAATGTGCTATTGAGATTGAAACTCTGATGGCTACACCTGAGGCTGAAGATACACAAGAGGAATCACCTAAGGAGGAATAAGTATGGTCAAGAAGGGAGTGGACAATGTGGTAAGGATACCATGTAAGCTTGACTACTCTTTCTTTAAGATGTGGTTTATGTTCTTACAGCCATTTCACCATCTTACTGAAAGAGAAATGGAAGTAGCCACTTCCTTTGTCAAGCAGAGATATGAACTGAGTAAGGTAGTCTCTGATAGTGATATTCTTGATAAGCTTGTCATGAGTGAAGATACCAAGAGAAAGGTAAGGGAGGAGTGCAATATCACCTTACCTCACTTTCAGGTTATAATGGGTAAACTTAGAAAGAATAACATTATAGTAGATGGTAAGCTAAATCCTAGGTATATACCTAGAGTGGTTGAGGAAAATGGTTCATTCAAATTAATGCTATTATTTGACTTTCAATGAACTATCAGGAAGTATTAAACCAAGTGGCTAATAAACTGAATATACCAGTAGAGGTAGTTAAAGAAGCTTATGAGTCATATTGGGAGTACATAAGAAATACCATATCAAAACTACCACTTAAGGAAGACCTTAGTGAGGAGGAGTTTAATAAGCTTAGAACAAACTTTAATGTTCCAAGTATAGGAAAATTGGCTTGTCCTTATGATAGATATAAGGCTATTAAAGACAGGTATAAACATACAAAGAAGCTAAGAGATGTTAAAGATTAACAAAATAAAGCCATTGTTTAACAGACTTCTTGTTACTGCTGATAAGTATGAGAAAGATGTAGTAAAAGGAGGAGTAGTAGTCATTACTGCTGGTACTCTGAAGGAGTACCAAAAGGTACTGTCAGTTGGTTCTACAGTAAGAGATATTAAGAAAGGTGATACAGTACTTATCAATCCTACAAGATATGCAGTTAGAAAGCACAATGCTGGTACACTTAAGGATGGGATTATTACAGATAATCCAGTAACTTCCTATAATTTCAATCTAGTGGAAGTAGGGGGTGAGGTTTGTATACTGCTATATGACCAAGATATTGACTATGTGATTGAGGAAAGTGAGGAGATTCCTGATGAGTCTCTTATACTGCCCAATAATAAGATAATTGTTAACTAGGATAGAGCCTAGCCTTTTTAGGCTGGGCTTTTTTATTATAGTATTGCTTATGAGATTGTTTAGATATGAAGGATATACTCTGAATATTTCAGAGGAGGCTCTGGCACTCAAACCATTCAGAGCTATATGGGTTAGAGATAAAACAGAGAAAAAAGAAAGAGCTATAATGGAATTAGGATGGGTATATTTCATGAGCGATCCTAGAAGTGACTATCAATTTATCATAGACCCTGAAGAAAGAAGTAAAGCTATCAAGGAAGGTGAAGGACTTAAAGCAAGCTGGCAACCTGATGGAACTGTCAAGGAAGCTTTGGAGTTATATGATTCCTTTAAGACAACTTCAGCATTACTTCTTGAAGATATAAGAGCAATGGTTGATGGTTACAGAGTTAAATTAAGAGATATGACCTCTAATATGCAGAATTTAGATGTAAAAGGGGTTAAGGAAATAGGAGCTATAATCAAGCAAATACCAGCTATGATTAAAGACCTTGATGAAGTTGAGAAGGCTATTACTAAGGAGATTACCCAAAGTGATAAGGTAAGAGGAGCGGCTGAGAAATCAATTTATGAGGATCTCTGATTCTTTGATATATTAAGTATAAATAATTATGAATGCAGTAGGAATAGTAGAAGCACTCAACAAGAAGTTTGAGTCTGATGGATGTAAGAAAGGTGTCCAATTTATATTACATAAGAAGATAAGTGCCAACAGCACTATGAAAGCATATAAGGAGTATGACTATACTCTATGGTACATCAATGAAGGAAAGAAGTACCAAGTTACCAGAATAGTACATATAGCTAGAGTAGTTACTGAAAAGGAAGAAGAGAATATTGTCAATTATATGGAAGAAGCTCTACTTATGAGAGTATTCTCAATCCTTCAGGACAGTGTTAATTTAAAGTCAATGTTGGATGGAAGCTTTACAGGATATGGAATATAAGAGCAGGGTACTTATTGAGACAAACAAGTATCAGACTCCAGTAACTCAGGAATTGCTTGGCAGCTTACCCCCTGAAGTAGCTGAGCAGCTCATGGATTGTCTTACTAATATAGAGTTTATCAGGAGGTTAATATCTCCTGGTAGACCTTATTATAAAGACCTTCCTAGAGATGAGAGAGGTGCAGCCATAGTTGATATAACCAATCCCCCTATAATTGAAGATGCAGATTATTTCAGGCAACCAGCACTTCACTTCATGAAGCATGGATGCTACACCTTTCTCAGACCTAACAGTAACCCTAACTCTGAATACAGGAAATTCTGGGATGAGGAGAAAAGAAGATGCTATGAGGGTCTGATAAGACCATCTGACGGAGCTTGGATTTCAGGATATAACTACTGGTTTCTGAACTACCAGCCAATGATGGTCAATAGGATTACTGAGGGCAGGAAGAAGGCTATAAGAACTGAGGCTTTCCCATTTGTTCAGGAAGGTAATATATGGAGGTTTTATTATCTCTATAATGCCAGAGAGCAGGGTCATCATGCCATAGAGCTGGCTAAGAGAGGATGTGCCAAGTCATATTCACTGTCAGCAGTGATGGGGCATAACCTTATATTAGGGGAATCTGAAGAGTCAAACCATAGAGTTATTACAGTACTTACAGCTTATCAGAAGGAGTTCCTTAGTGATGATAAGGATGGTACTCTAAGTAAGTTCAAACCTGCTATTAACTTTAGCTTTGCCAATACTCCATTTCCTCATCTTATGCTTAAGAACTCTCCTAATGAGATGTCTTGGCAGATGGGTTATAAGGATGAGTATGGAGTTGAAAGAGGTTCACTAAATCAGGTATTGGCTGTATCTGCTAAGGATGACAGTGAGAAGCTAAGAGGTAAGAGAGGTTGGATTCTTATTGAGGAGATGGGTTCATTCAAGGGACTATTGTCCCTATATGATATTACAAGAAAGTCAGTAGAAGATGGTGACTATACCTTTGCTACTATGTACCTAGTGGGTACTGCTGCTGAGTCTGAGTCTGACTTTAGTTCAGCTAAGACTTTGCTGTATAACCCAGAATCTTATAATATACTTTCAGTAGAGAATGTCTATGACAGACCTAAACAGGGTAAACCTACTTTTGGCTATTTCTTCCCCTCTTATATAAATAGGGCAGGGTGCTATAACAATGATGGAGTATCTGATATAGTCAAGGCACTTATTGAGATACTTATGGCTAGATATAAAACTAAGCTCTCTTCAGACCCCAAGTCAGTACTTAGAATTATAGCTGAGGACCCTATTACCCCAGCAGAGGCTATTATTAAGGTAAAGTCAGCATTCTTCCCTGTAACAGCATTGACTGAAAGATTGCAGCAGCTTGACATTGACCCTCATACCTATGATGATGTATATGTAGGACAACTGGCTTTCAATAAGGGTAATCAGGTAGAGTTCAAGCCTACTAATGATGAGCCTATCAGGAAATATGGAGTGGAGAATGATACTCCTGGTGCTATAGAGATATTTGCTATGCCTGAGAAAGATAGGTCTGGCAAGATACCTGATACAAGGTATATTATAGGGCATGACCCTGTAGACAATGATGCTGCTGAGTCATCTTCACTTACATCTACATTTGTACTGGACTTATGGACAGATACTATAGTAGCTGAATATACAGGAAGACATAGTATAGCTAATGAGAACTATGAGATAGTCAGGATGTTATGCCTATTCTATAATGCAAAGTGTCTGTATGAATCTAATAAGAAAGGTCTTTATGCTTACTTTGCACAGATGAGCAGCACTCATTTATTAGCTGATACACCTGAGTACCTGAGGGATAAGCAGCTTATCAAATATAGCAGAATGGGTAGTAACCAAAAAGGTGTCAATGCTTCAGCAGCTATAAATAACTATGCTAATGGTCTTATAAGGGATTGGTTGCTTAAGCCAGTCAATATTATAACCAAGAATGATGAGGGTGAAGAGATAGAGGCTACAGTTCCTAGTCTATATAGGATAAGAAACAGGGCATTGCTTGAAGAGCTTATAGCATTTAATCCTGAGATAAATGTGGATAGAGTAAGAGCTTTAGGCATGGTTATGCTGTATAGGGAGGAAAAGATGATTCTCTATCAGGGCAAGCCTTCTAGTGAGAGTGATAAAGTGCCTAAGGACTACTTGGGTAATGACCCTTTCTTCCAGTCATTTGAGAGGAAGGACAGTAAATTTAGTAAAGAACTCAGCAGGTGGTAATTATTTCACTTATTTACTTGTAGATGCTATATATTTAGCTTAACTTTGCATGAAAATATTAGAAATATAGAATATGGCAACAGAATGGAATTTTCCAAGACAGATGCTTTCTTTCAAAGCTAAAACAAAGGAGTGGAGGAAGAGCCATCTGTTGTGGGCAAACACTAAGACTTTCTTCAACTTTGCTCCTATCAGGAGAAGTATGAGGCATAAGATGATTAACTATGACTTACTACAAGGTCGCTTACACATGGAAGACTTGCAGATGATTCTCAATCCAGATCATGTTGAAGCTGCCTTTATTCCTGATAAAATCCAGCATTATCCTATAATGAACAGTAAGCTGGATGTACTTAGAGGTGAAGAGAACAAGAGAGTATTTGACTTTAAGGTAGTTGTAACTAACCCTAACTCAATATCTGAAATAGAGAACAATAAGAAGAATGCTCTGCTTCAGGACCTTCAGCAGTTGATAGCTGATACTTCAATGAGTGAGGATGAGTTCAATCAGAGGTTAGAGAAGCTTAATGACTACTATATGTATGAGTGGCAGGATACAAGGGAGATAAGAGCTAATGCTCTGTTAAACCATTATATCAAGGAATATAATATGCCAGTCATATTCAATCAAGGGTTCATGGATGCTATGGCTGTAGGTGAAGAGATTTACCAATGTGATATAGTAGGAGGTGAACCAGTGATTGAAAGGATAAACCCTCTTAAGATAAGAGTATTCAGGTCTGGATATAGCAATAGGATAGAAGATGCTGATATTATTATCCTAGAGGATTACTGGAATCCTGGTAGAGTTATTGATGCTTATTATGATGTACTCAAGCCTAAGGATATAGAGTATTTGGAGAACCTTCCTGACCATCTTGGTCAAGCTGTCACTGATAATATGGACAACATTGATGAAAGATATGGATTTGTCAATGCAAGCATGATAGGTGATGATATAACAGCAGTTGATGGTTCTTACTACTTTGACCCAGCTAACTTGTTTAATGGTGACATCACTTCATCACTTCTTCCTTATGACCTAGCAGGTAATGTCAGGGTTTTAAGGATGTACTGGAAGTCAAAGAGAGCTATACTCAAGGTTAAATCCTATGACCCAGAGACAGGTGAAGAGGTCTATAACTTCTTCCCTGAGAACTATATAGTAGATAAGGATAGAGGTGAGGAAGCTGAGAGGTTCTGGATAAATGAGGCTTGGGAAGGTACTATGATAGGTGATGTCAAGGATGGCATCTTTGTAAATATGAGACCTAGACTGATACAGTATAATAGGTTAAGCAATCCTTCAAGATGCCACTTTGGTATTATAGGTTCTATTTATAACCTCAATGATACAAGACCTTTCTCGCTAGTTGACAAGATGAAGCCTTATAATTATCTGTATGATGTGATACATGACAGGTTGAATAAGGCTATAGCTAACAACTGGGGTGACATCCTTGAGATGGACTTGAGTAAAGTACCTAAGGGATGGACTATTGAGAAATGGATTTACTATGCTAAGATTAACCATTTGGCTGTTATAGATTCCTTCAAGGAAGGTACTATGGGAGCCTCAACTGGCAAGCTTGCAGGTGCTCTTAATAATGCTGGTAAGGGTATGATTAGTACCAATATTGGTAACTATATACAACAGCAAATCAATCTTCTTGAGTTCATCAAAATGGAGATGGCTGAGGTTGCTGGTATTACCAAGCAGAGGGAAGGTCAGGTAAGTAATAGGGAAACTGTAGGAGGTGTTGAAAGGGCTACTCTTCAATCATCACATATAACAGAATGGCTGTTCATGATACATGATGATGTTAAGAGAAGAGCTTTGGAATGCTTCCTTGAAACAGCTAAGATAGCTCTTAAGGGAAGGAGCAAGAAGTTCCAGTATATCCTTTCTGATGCCTCTCTAAGGGTTATGGATGTAGATGGTGATGAGTTTGCTGAGAGTGACTATGGCCTTGTAGTGGATAATAGCAATGGTACTCAGGAGCTACAACAGCAGCTTGATACATTGGCACAGGCAGCCCTACAGACACAGACACTGTCATTCTCTACTATTACTAAGCTATATACCTCATCTTCATTAGCTGAAAAGCAAAGATTAATAGAGAAGGATGAGAAAGCTATACAAGAGAGACAAGCTCAAGCACAGCAACAGCAACTTAAGACTCAGCAACAGATAGCCCAAATGCAAACTGAACAGAAGCAGGCTGAGCTGCAACAGAAGGAGCAGGCTAATATAAGAGATAATGAGACAAGGATATTAGTAGCTCAAATATCAGCTCAAGCTAGGAACACTGACCCTGAAGGTGATGGTATAGCTCCTGAAGAGTATAGTCAGAAAGCTAAGGATAAACTGGCAGAGCAGATAAGGGAATTTGATGAGAAGATGAGGCTTGAATGGGCTAAGCATAAAGAGACACAAGCTAAGAATGCTGAGCTTAAGCAAAAGCAAATAGACAAACCAAGAACAACAACTACAAAGTGATATGAGAATATTTAATAGAATAATACAGGATTCAAAAGCTCCTAATACCTTTGACTTGTGGATTGACAAAGGGAGGCTGAAGTACTTTAATGGAGGTTGGAAAGACTTAGGAGGTAGTGAACAGGTATCATGGAATGATATACAAGGAAAACCAAATCTATCAGCAGTAGCCACATCAGGTAGCTATAATGACTTAAGTAATAAACCTACTATTCCTCCAGCTTATTCACTTCCTAATGCTTCTGCTTCTACAAGAGGAGGAGTATTGAGGGCTGCTGCTGTAGCTGATACTGATGCTACAGGGGCTGCTACTGCACAGAGTGTTGCAACTACTCTTAATACTCTATTAGCTTCGCTTAGGGCTAGTGGTACAATACAATCTTAATAACTTAGAGGTATGTTTACAAGTAATCAAATAGAGGAAATAAGAAAAAAGCTACAGTTAGGGGGAATTAAGGATACTCAATTCCCCCAAGCTTCTCCCATTGATGGAACTGAAACTATAGCCATAGTGCAACAAGGAGAGAACAGGCAATTAAATCTCAAGACCCTTATAGAGAGTGTAGAAAGTTCTACTTCATCTGATTTTACAAACTTATCTAAAGGTGGTGGAGGTTCCTATACTTTAGAGGAAGCTCTTGATTTAGTAAATCCTATTAATAGAAAGCTAGGGCAGGTTATTACTTTCTTAGATAGTAATACTAATAGTTGGGTAATCTATCAATTCAAAGGGGATTCAATTGAAGACTGGTCTGACAGTTCTATGTGGGAGAATGTTCTTACAGGAACAGGTACTTCTGGAGAATATGCAGATAAGTTTGATGCTGTATATGGAGATAATGTAGAGGAGACAGAAGTTCATGTTGATTTAGTATATGCAGATAGAGCCACTAAGGATGCTTTAGGAAATACTATTCATGATACTTATGTTACCAAGGAGGGTCTTACCAATGCTATTATAGAGGAAGTAAAGAAACAATTAGCTACCCTTGGTTAGGAAATTTTAAACTATTTATTATGGCTAACATTAATAATCTTAAAATAGGAGCTGATAATCCAGATGCTATAATGTTTAATACCTATTATGCTCCATCTGCTAATCAAGGGGTAACATTTTCAGAACTTATTCCTAAAAATAATGATGACATTAACCCTTCTCCTGAGGGAACTTGGGAAATTAATAATGGATGGGAAGTTACCTTTGTCTCTTCTCGTATAATGAGAATTGATAAGTTTAAGATTGACACTTGGGGTATAAGGCATAAAGTAAAGACAGGAACAGGTAATGCTAGCCTTTATACTAATATATCTGTTAAAGTAGAGGGTCTTTCCTATGTCAATCAAAATATCATAAAGGCAACTCCTAATTCTGAGGATGTAACAGGATTTGTCAATGCCTATAGTGGAACATCAGGTTATATAGTTGAATGGTTCCCAGGCCAGAATACTTCAGGAAGATATGTTAAAGGTCTAGTTATTCAAGGCCAGATGTGTTATTCAGACCCCTGGAATACTTCTAGGGATAATAGCTATGCAATGGGTAGAGCTCCTTGGGAAATTAATGCTTCACGTGATTGTATGGTTGCTGATGGAACAAGACCTTCAGGATTTATGGGAGGTGGAGGATATGCAGCTATATGTATAGGTTTGTTTGGAGGCTGCCAATCTGCTACATCTGTCAATGATACTTCTAATGGAGCCTATAAAGTCTATGATATATCTGACCACCCTATTTATATTTATCTAGATGTACCTGATTTAACAAAGCCCATAGATGTTTCCTCTCAAGAGTGCTGGGATGTATATGCTGGTGATACACAAACATACCATAAAGATAGAACTGCTGAAAATTGTTGGAAAAAGTTTGGAATGATTACTGAGGTGAACTTAGAGTTTGGCTCCGAGACTGAACTAGAAGTTGCAAATAAAGCATACAGAATGGACATGGCAGGTATCCCTTCTAAAGTTACTAAGCCTATTCTTCCAAATATAGTAGACCTAGAAGAGCACATCCTTCCTAAGAATACTGATAATGGTAAACTTATCGTTTGGAGGCATACTATTGCAAATACTGAGTTTTGGGATAACATAAAACAATATCTGCTGACACATCCAGTTATTCGTATTGAACCAATATTGCAGGAAACAGAAAATCAATCTAAGTACACTTATGCTGATAACAATCATCTAGCAATAAATTATAAATGGTTTGCTGGCTCTGGCATTACAGGTGATTTGACAATTAAGTTTGATGGGCACTTCTCTAATCAATATATGCCTAATTGTTTTAATGGTTGTAATATTGATACATTAACACTTCAATTCCTGCAAGACAATCTTAAAATAAGTGTCACTCAGTACTTGTTTAAGCAGTGTACCATCAAGAATATTCAAGTATTAGATAAAGAAGGAAACCCCTCTAGCCAATTTTTAGGGGCAAGGGACTGCTCTGGAATGTGTGAATCTAGTAATATTACCTACTTCCCAGATATCATAGACTGGACATTTAGGGCTAGTCTAGCTGGGTACTATCAAAATCCAATACAATATGCTTGGTCTTATTGCAACTCACTAACTGAAATTGCTCAGCATGGTGAGGATAGAGAGGGAAATGGCAATACGTTATATGTAAGTGGATGTGCTCAGGCTTTTCAATATTGTACAAGCCTTACTAAAATAGGTCCAGTCCTTGATATGGGCAGAGTTAATATGAGTGAGGTAGTTGATTATAGATCAGTTGCATATAGAATGTTTCAAGTATGCTACCGCCTATCTGATGCTAGAATCAAGAACCTTAATGGGAGCTATGTTAATTTTGATGATGATGACAAACATGGGAGACTACCAGCACTTGATGAAAATTCTGTAAAATATCTTTTCGATAATCTTACAGACTTATCTACTTTTGATGAGAGCACATCAGTTGCATCAGTAAACAATAGTTGGCTGTATGCAGACTGGTTATATATCGCTGCTCTTTGGAGTGCAGGATTAGATGAGACTGGAGGAGAGTTGCATCCACGTAGTTTTGAGGGACTTATTAATGCAAGACGTGTTTCAGGAAATTCAGAAGATAAGTTCTATTATACTACCAAAGCAGTAAATATGACTATAAAAGTAACTGGCCTACAGAGTAATGATGAACTAATCTGGAAGGCTGGTAATACCCAAACTACATTATCCAATAATGTTAATACCACTATCACTAATGTAGAGGGAAGTAATGGTGGTTTTATACTACGCAGAACAGGTTCAAATGTAACTGTAGATGATTATGGACATGGCGTGACTATAACTATTACTAAGCCATATAATGAATCTAATCCCAAGGCATCTTCTGCACAATTGCATTGCCCTTCTGAGTGGTTTGGAATATTTAATTTAGCTAAGTGGGGAAATATAGAAAGCAATAGAGGTCAAATATCAAGTAATGTACTGACAGCAACAGGTAGAGTAGTTTCAACTTCTAGTGACAATGTTTGGGTTTCTGTTAACCCTATTACTTCTATTAAATTTAAGGTAGAAGGACTAGCTAAAGGAGATACTATTGCTATTGGAAGAGGTAATTTATCTGCTGTTGCCAACAAGTACACAGAAGATGGTACATATACTATTGATAAAGTTGTCTATAATACAACAACTAATGCTTGGGCCATTAAATTGTTTAATGATAATACCTCACTGACAGATAAGGTCACAGTAACTATATTACAGGTAAATAATTTCACTAATAGAGTTACTTCAGAGATGATTTCTACTGCTAATGCTAAGAACTGGCATATTTATGTTGGTGGAACTGAAAAAAAAATAAATTAATTTAGTTTTAATATGAGTGATATACATAATGCTACTACACTTCAACAGCTGTATAAACTAATTACTGGGGAGGATAGTAATATAGACAAGAAAAATATATACCCCATAAGTATAATTCAAGCTATATATAATGGAGTAAATGGTGAGAGATTAGATAATATACTAGGTTCAAACAACTGTCTATGGATAACTTTTAATGGAAGTATAGAAGCTACCAGACTTAAGGTTGATAGCAGTTATAGAAGAGGTGGACTCATTATTTCCTTTAAGAATTACGATAATATAATATATACCCAAAGGTATATAAACAATGCATCTATCTCTGATGATGACTGGAAAGCTAATGCTAATTGGGAAGACTGTTTTATCAGTTTAAATGATAATGAATTTATAAATAAGCTTAAACAATATATTTCAGAGTATGTAGATGAAAAACTTGCGGGTATAACAGCTATAGATGTAGATAACTCATTATCATTGGCTTCTGAGAATCCAGTACAGAATAAAGTTATCACAGAAGCCCTAAATCGTATTAATAAAGAACTATTCCCATTAACAATTAGTGTTAGTGGAGGAGGCTTATTTGAAAAACGTACTTCTCAGGATATTACTGTAGAGTGGGTTATTAGAGAAGGAGACTCAACTGTGGTTCCTGATACTCTTAGTGTCAATGATGAGCCCTTGACAACTACTCTATTTAGTAAAGATTTTAATGGTGTTACTACTAATACTACCTATGTAGTCAAAGCTACTAAAGATGGCACTACAGTTCAAGGTAGCACATCTGCTACTTTTGTAAACCCATCTTATTTTGGCCCAGTGGATGCAGGATTTAGTCCTACAGAAGAAGCTATCAAAGGTCTTACTAAGACTATCAAGAGCACTAAGAACTATACAGGCAACACTAGTCTTACCTATCAGAAGGTATGCTATGCCTATCCTAAGTCATTTGGAGCCTTGACAGCTATTAAGGATGCCAATAACTTTGATTATATTAATTCCTATACTAGAAGTGAGCTAACAGTTTGGGATGAGACTTACTATGTTTATGTTCTTACTGATGCTACTACAATTGATAATTTTAGACAAATTTATTCTTAATGAATTATGGCACTTAGAATAGGAGATAACTTTAGCTATCAAGGGCAGAAGCCTAACTTTGAGAGGGACTGCTTTGATACTCTAGCCGCTATGAAAGCATATCCTGAAACAAGCATTGATGAAGGGCATCTTTCATATTGTAAGGAAGATGGCAAGAGATATGAATTTAAATCTTCCAACATAGTTGACCCTACTACTGGAAAATGGAGGGAATTTAAATCAGGCTCTGGGTCTGACCCTTCAGGAGATATAACACAGATACAGCAGGATATAGAACAGATACAGCAGAATATAAAGCAAACACAAACAGATTTAGGGACTATACAGGGAACACTGGATGATAGTGTCTGGACAATAGAGAACTCTACTTTCAGTATAGGAGGTGCAAATGTTACTTCTGAAACTGATGGATTTGTAGGTAAGAACCTAAATATAACAATTAAGTATCATACTAATGATGAGACTGAAAGGGAGTTTACTATAACAGGTGTGATTCCAGGAGGTCCTGCTACATCTTTATTGTATGGGTTAGTCAAAGTTGCTTCAGAAACTATTCAGTCTGTTGAAGCAAATTCTCCTACATCTGAAGCTGGCAGGACATTTCCTATACAGAAAAATAATAGTGGTCAACTAGTTGTAAATGTTCCTAAGGACACAAGTAGTACCCCTCAATATGATTCAATGCTTGTTTTTGATGGTGTTGAAGCTGGAGCTATCAGCATACAAGATAGTACTACCCTATCTTTTACAGACATTATTTGGTCTTCTACCAATAAGAAATTTGCTGCAAAAAGTTCTGATGGTCAGTATTATAGCAACTGGACTACTAATGATAGATATAAAGGAGATAAGAATAAATATGAGTCATGTAGATTATTTTCTTTAGTTCCTAAAGTATCTACTGGAACTGTAGGGTTTACTAGTGCTATTTATGCAAGAGTTAATAAGAAGGCTCTTGGAGACAGTTATTCTGAAACTTTAGATAAAGTAGGTGAGGTTAATATTACTTACAACAAAGCCTCTTCTTCTGCTGATGGTCTTATGAGTAAGGAGGATAAAGCAGTAATAGATAGTCTTCCCTCTACTATTCTGACTAGTATAGATCCATTTCAGGCTAATGCTAACAGTGTTACTCTTCATTATTATTCTAGTGATGCCAATCCAGATTCTAAGGTATATCTTCAGGATGAAGAATATAATGAAGAGATACCTGTTGCTACACAGACTTCTGCTGGTGTAATGACTGCTTCAGATAAAAAGAAACTGGATAGTAGTATTGCTGGAACTATAATTACTGCTTCTGGGTATGAGAAATTAAGCACAAAGGATAGCCAAACTGTCTACTTTATAAAGGGCTAAAAGGTTTTATTTTGTATATTATCTATAAATAATTCACTTATATTCTTGTATAAGTGAATTATTTTTTATACATTTGCATCTATGAAAAAGATAATAGTAGCCATATTAATGGTAGTTCTATTCTATAGTTGCACTACAACTAAATATATAGAAGTTCCAGTAGATAGGGTTAAGACTGAATATAGAGACAGGACACTTATAGATACTCTTATAAGAAATGATAGTATTGTAATAAGAGAGAAGGGTGATACTATATTTCTAGAGAAATATAAGTACCTGTATAGGACTAAGGAGGTCAGGGACACAGTGAATGTCACTGACACTATAACTACTGTAAAGACAGTAGAAGTAACTAAAGAAATAAATAAGCTATATACTTGGCAGATAGTATTAATGATACTAGGGGGAAGTGGAATAGTACTATTAATTTACAAACTAATTAATTTTATAAGAAAATGACATTTGATGATTTAATTTTAAAGATTGGCTTGGACAAAATCTTGCACTTCCTTACAGGTAGTTTAATAACAGCTATTATTACCTTAGTAATAGGATTACAAGAACCTACAGTAGGTTGGGGTATAATAGGGGCATCAGTAATTGGGCTAATAGTTACAGCTTTCTTTTCATTTGTTAAAGAAGCTCTCGTAGATAATGAGTTTAATGGAAAAGATATAGCTGCTACATTACTAGGCTCTATTCCTATATTTATAGCTGAAATATTAGGTTTGGTATTTCATGAATTATCAAATTAGTAAAAGATGAGAAGAATTGGAACCTTAAATTATAAACCTATAGTAGAAGGAGACAATAATATAGTAGATAAAAATTCTATATTATATGAAGCTAGTTCTGGAAATTTCTATAAGAGAAATAGCAAGGGGAAATTAGAGTCAATGTCTGGAGCACATGAGGAGACTGATAAAAATCCATTTACTGAATTAAGTAATGCCTATAGTAATAGGCAAATCATAGGTGATTGTTTCAGATTTTTATTCCATAGTGAATCAGCAGGCCAGGCCTATATATCTACTGCTGATATTAAACCAGGGAGTCCTGATTGGCAAGTTTTTATACCTTCCTCTGTCACTAATCTAGCAGTTATGGTTTTAGATACACCTGTATCTGATATAGAAGGGCTTAAAGAACTTTCTTTATCCAACTCCCCAAGAGAGATTTCTGAAGAAGAGTTGCAGCCTTTATACCCTGCAATAGAAGCACATGCTATTGGGTTAGGCCTTTTCTCGGGTGCTGATATACCAGATAAATTGGTTGCAGATAATGCTATAGTCTCTGAAATTCTTAATAGTTTAGTATCAACTTATGATGGGAAAGAAATGCTATTTCCCCAAAAGACTCTACATATGACTCCTTCTTAATATGGATACTGGAATACTTGTAACAGCAATAATAGGGGCCTTTACTACCTTTGCTTCAGGCTGGACTTCATGGTTTTTCACAAGAAAAAAGTATAATAGTGAGGTAGACCAGAATGTCATTCATAACATGAATGAGTCTCTTGAGTTCTATAAGAAGTTATCAGATGATAACAAGCAGAGACTCGATGCTATGATTAAGAGAAATGATGAGCTTGAAGATGAAATGAAGGAGTTAAGAAAGCAGATGGCCTCCCTTATGATGATGACTTGTACAAGTCTTACATGTAAGCTTAGACAAGTAAGTTTTGAACTAAATGAAGAAAAGATAAATGAAGAGGATATCTGATTTTAAAATAGTAGAAGGAGACCCTAATCTAATAAGAGATGAGATATTAATTGAAACTGATAAGTCTACTGGTGATATTATAGATATAAAGAAGAGGGTAAGTGGAAATCTTCAAAGCTTATTAAGTTCTACTAAATTTGTTGACCCTAATAATTTTAAGGTAGTCTCATATAGTAACACATCTGTAGCAGCATATAATTATTATGAATGCTTGTCACCTAGTCCACAGAATATGGGTCTACAGGAATTTCCCTATATAATTAATATAGATAGTAGTAGATGGGATGGTGGTCAAGGTATTATTTCTTTTGTTACTTCAGACTATAGTATGCCTTCTAGTGAGGCTTCAGGAACTGAACCTGATAAAAAGTATATACAAAAGGTAGTTTCTGTAGATGATAATATGAGACTTTCTAGGACATCAAGACTATCTCTTACTAAGAGTGATGTCAAGGGTCATATGATAGCAGTACCTATAGATACAGACTTTTATAAATATCTCTTAGAGGGTATCCTTACTGAGGGCAGTGGAGGTGATCAGTTTTTACGTAAAGCCTATGAACATGCCATCTGTGTTGCTTTCTCTTAGGGTGGAAATAAAATAAGACTAAATGAGACTGACATTATATAGAAAATATAAGAAGCAAGGATACACTATAGGTAAGTTATCTGTAGATGATGTGTACTTCTGTGACACTCTAGAGGATACAGATAGAGGACTAAAAGACTCAATGCCTCTTGAGCAGATAAGAAGAATAAAGAAACCTAATATGACAGCTATACCTACAGGTACTTATGAGATAACCCTTGATATATACAGTCCTAGATTTGGTACTAGAGACTTTTATAAAGAGACATGTAATGGTAAAGTTCCTAGATTGCTGAATGTAAAAGGGTTTGATGGTATTCTCCTACATGCTGGGAACACAAATTATGACACATCTGGCTGTATTCTCGTTGGAGATAATACCCAAGTAGGTAAGGTATTAAACAGTCAAAACACATTTAGAAAGCTTTATGCTAAATTAAAAGAAGCTCATGATAGAGGAGAGGATATAAAGATAACTATTGTTTAACTTTTAAAACTATACAATTATGGCTTGTGGATGTAAGAAAGGTAAAGGAAAAGGTAAGAAAGGTAAATAACTAAAAGTGTAAAATTATGGCAAGAGGAAAGAGAAGACCGAAGCCAATGTCACCAAAGGTTGGTATCAAGAAAACAAGGTATGGCTGTGGAGGAAAACTTAAATAAGAGTATGTACAAGTTACTTATACTAATGCTTAAATATATACCTATGTTAATATCATTAGTATATATATACTAAACACAGCTTTATCCTACTTTTATATAGACATTCCTGTATTGAGCAATCTGGCAGGAATGTCTATATTGCCTTGGATATTTATGTATTTATCTGCAACAGTATTTAGGTTTTACTTATACCACAAGATGTTCTTACATTATATCTTGGTAACTGATATAATAAACATAATTGATTACTATGTAGGTATCCCAATTGAGGACTTATAGCTGTTGATGATTCATGGAACTATAACAGGATTATTCCTGTTTGTAATATTGTATTTATATGTTAAGAGTCATAAGAAGCCTACTATTAAAGATAGTAGATGATATTGATGCAGGTGACTCTAATATAACAGAGAAAGAAACTGTTGAGCTGGTTGATACCTTAAAGAGGTTAACTGATAGGCAGAAGAGACTTAGTAAGTATGAAGCTTGCAGGTATCTGAATGTAAGTAGGGCTACTTTTGATAACTATATCAGAGAAGGTAAATTACCAAAAGGCACCAAGGAAGTAGGATTTAAGGAACTCTCATGGTCTAGAAAAGAATTAGATGAATTTATAATTAATAATAGAAAGTAATATGGAAGAATCATATATAAGAGGAGTCAATTCTGAATTAATTAGAGCTATAAAGGAATTAGGTAAGAAGCTTGATACTATAGCACAGAACCAATCAGAAGTGACTATTACAGCTGATGCTATTAATCTTAACACGGATGAGTTGGAGGATAAGTTAGATTCATTAATTGGTGTTCAATTAAAGCAGAATTTTCTTAATCCTACACATTTGGGTATAGTGTCAGAAGGAGATACTACATTTGAACAAAATGTTGTTCTTTGTAATATTACAGATAACAATATTACTGTAACAGTTACAGCAGCAGATGATACTGCTGCTCAATCTATTGTATTAACACCTGGTTGGAATCCTGCAATAGTTAAAGCTATAACAGGTGTAACTGCTAATACTTTAATATATGGTTGGTAATGCTAATGCTAATGGAGTACCTTTTATTAAAAATAGTACTTCATTTTTAAAAGATAATATTGTTCTTTGGTATGACCTTAAAAGACAAGGTGCTACTAATGAATCAATGAAAGCCAATCCTATTCTAAAAGATTTAAGTGGACATGGCCATGATGCTACTTGCTATAACTTTGCTTGGAATAGACAAAGTGGTATAAGTAGTTATTTTGATTTTAATCTCTTTAAATACGGTAGTAACTGGGGAAAATATGTCAAAGATGTAACAGAAACAAGTTTTATATACTATCATCCTGGAAATGATACTTCTGTAATGATAAATGCTAATAATTATGTTGTTTATCCTTTTCAAATAAAAGTTACAGGTATAACCGATACAGGATTAAGACTTGAATATGGGCAAGGAACTATTCCCGAAACTGAAAGTTCAATTAAAACTGATGGAGTTTATACTATTACGAGAACAGCGTATGGTGGATTTAAACTATATGGAGATGAATCAATAACTTGCAATATTAAAATAGAACAAATAGCATATCCTAATGCTCTTGTAGCAGATGGTGTAGATGATTATGCTTATGTAGAAGGATTACCTATACTCACAGATTTTACTCTTATTACTAAGAGGAAAAGACTTGATGCAGGCTTGAGTAAAAGAGGTGCTATTGCTTCAAAAATGGCAGGCGATAGTAATAACGGGGCATTTCTGTTTGAACTTATTCAAGCTAATACAGGTATTAATCAAGTAGTATCCTTTGGTCACTTCCTTAGTCTTAAAATGGTTGATACAGATATTTCTTATATGACTAAGAATTCTTATAATGGAGTTACTATAATTGCAGGTAATCTTCCCGATACTGAGTATCTTAATTTATTTAAAGTAAGAAACCAAGTAGGTGGATGTGCTCAAGCTGCTCTATATTCTTTTGTTCTTTTTAATAGAACTCTTACAGATGAAGAAATTGAATGGGTTAAGAAGAATTTATTGGATGAGAATTATCTATTATAAAAAAAATTAAGTTCCTATGATAACTAAGAAAAAGATAAATATTCCAATATTTGATTTTAAGTTAACAATAGCTATATTTGACTATTGGGATGAAGTCAAGGATTGGTTTGACCAAGGTCCTGAACCTAGAGCTATTACTAAACATAATGGTTTTGGTGGAGCACTGGTAGCTGTGAACTCAAAAAGAGGTAGCAGCATAGTACATGAGGCTGTACATATCAAGAATGCTATATGGGAATGGATTGGATATAGACCTATGGCTGATAATGACGAAGTGGATGCCTATGTGGTCACCTATATCTATAACAAGATAGTAGATGTGTTCTATAAGCATAATGATGAAAAATCTACAAAATAAGGGGATAGTATTATCCCCTTTTATTTTATCTATATGTTACTAAGTTAAAGTCCTGTATATCAACTAGATATGCAGGACTTAGCATTTTGCTGAAATTTGAATTATTATATCTATCTTTGCATTATGTAAGCTTACAAGAGATTTAAACATAAAGTAAAACAATTCAATTTCAGAACTATGGAAGTCTCAAATAGATGCTGACCATAGTCTGTATAGGTCACAAGTAGAGGCTGACTTTGGTCTTTACAAGTCTACAAGAGATAGCCTTGATGCTATGACTGCAAAGCAGAATCAAGCTTTCTTTGACTTGTATAAGGGACAAAGAGACAACTATGATGCTCTTGCTCAAAGAATAGCTGCCCTTGAGACTAATGAAGCTGTCAATGCTGCTGTTGAGCCTTGGAGAGCTAAGGTTCTTGACATGAGAATCAATGGAGTTGCAGCTTCTGCTACAGCTGCTGTGGCTCTTGAAGCTGAAAGAAGATGCTGTGCTGACAACAAGATTGTCAACTATGTGAACTCTACATTTGTACCTCAAACTATAGCTGAGCCTACAATAGGAACAACTACTAGAACTGAGACTACTTATAATCCTCTCTGTGGCTGTTATAAACCTTGCTGCTACGGAGGTTCTATCTAAGAATAACAGGGAGTAGCAATACTCCCTTTATATACTAATTGTAAATGAGTTTATTATGCCATACCAACCTATTAATCAAGTATTTCTGGGAGGTGGTCCTATGGATACCCTTGATGATATAGATGCCCAGATAAATAAGATGCAGGCTTATAGAAATAAGCTGAGACAGGCCTCACAGCCTCAGAGGTTAATATGGGATGAGATTGATGCTGAAATCATACCTATGACTGATGAGCAGAAAGCAAGACTCCTTCAAGACCCTGAGTATGCTGAGGTATATACTGAACTTCAAACTATAGTACAGAATGAAATCCTTAACCTAGTTAAAGGAAGGATTGAAAGTACTGAAAGAGGAAGGGAGCTTCTATCTAAGCAACTTAGGATAGTAAAGAAGCTGAAGAATAAGATTATCAGTGATACCAATAGAGAGATGGAGTTGACAATATGTCAAGGTCTAATCCAGTCATTAGTTTCTTTAAGCCTATAGCATCAAGAGTACTTAAGAAGAAGTTGTCTGGCATTACCAGTTTTCTTGATTTGGTAGCTGATGAGAATGGCAATATAGATGTTGAGAATATCATTGGTGAAATGACTACCTCCCTTATTAATACTCAACCCTTTGGGATTGCACTTAATGCCCAATACCATGACTATTGTGAGCTGCTTAAGGCATGGTTTGGTGATAATATTGACACTAAAGTAATTGAATCTGCTGTGAACTTCTGGTTCAAGGATGATGATTACAAGGGTGGAAATAAGGTATATAAATACTTTAGGGAAGCATAATAAGCTTAAGAGGGTGTAGTAGTGATGCTACACCCTTTCTTTATGTCAGTAAATAAGTATTTAATTTATAGTTCTCTAACTATCTATTTTAGCTTCTTGTCTACTTCCTAAATAGTTAATAACTTTGCACAGTTAATAACTAAAGGAGAAGAAGTATGGAAGAATTAAGTGATAACTTTATACTATCAGGAGATGAGATTGATGCTCTTGACCTCTTTGATAGTAATGAAACACAAGAAGAAACTCCTTCTGAAGGAAATGATGATAAAGGTGGCAGCACAGTAAAAGAAAAGGATAAACCAACTACTGAGGAAGAAGTAAATCCTGATGATTTATTTAATCCAGAGAGCGTAGGTAGTGAGGATAAAGAAGATAAGAAAGGTAAAGAGGAAGAGACACCTGATTCTAATAAGGATAATGGCTCTTCTCCCAATTCTAGCTTCTACTATTCCATTGCCAGTGCCTTAGTAGAAGATGGTGTCCTCCCTGACCTTGATGAAGAGTTTGTTAAAGGAATAAAGTCTCCTGAAGATTTGGCTGAAGCTATTGACAAGCAGGTGGAAGCCAGACTTGATGAGACTCAGAAGAGAATTAATGCTGCACTTAATGCTGATATTGAACCAGATGAAATCAGGCAATATGAAGCAGTGTTGGGTAACTTAAGTAAAATCACTGAGGAAGCCATAAAGGATGAGACAGAGAAAGGTGAGAACTTAAGGAAGCAGCTTATATTCCAAGACCTTATTAATAGAGGATTCTCAAAGGAAAGAGCAGCAAGGGAAGTTAAGAAGTCCTTTGACAGTGGCTCAGATATAGAGGATGCCAAAGATGCCCTAGAGAGTAACAGGTCTTACTTCAAGCAGCAATATGATGACCTTGTTAAAGAAGGTCAAGAAGAGGCTGAAGCTGAGAAGAAGAGAATAAAGAAGGAGGCTCAAGACCTCAAGAAACAGATGCTTGAAGATAAGGAAATCTTTGAGGGTGTCACTATGGATAAGGCAACTAGGCAAAAGGCTTATGATAATATTGCCAAGCCAGTCTATAAGACTGAGGATGGTGATTATCTTACAGCTATACAGAAGTATGAGACAGAGAACCCTGTTGAGTTCAGAAAGAAACTAGGAGTTATCTTTACTCTTACTAATGGATTCAAAGACCTTGATATGCTTGTTAAAGGTAAAGTAAAGAAAGAAGTCAAGAACAGCCTCAGAGAGTTGGAGCATACCCTAAGAAATACTAATAGACCTAAAGGAAATCCTAAGTTTATTGAGAATGGGGATGACCCAGAGTCATATAGCAGCGGCTGGTCACTTGATGTATGATATAGACGATTAACTAATAAATTAACAGAAAATGGCTGGTAGATTAGGTAAATTTCAAATGTTAGGCTTCAACCATTGGAAGGGTCTGACAAGCGACAATCACCTTGGCTCAATCTTTCAGAGACAACCTCAGAAAGCAACTAATCTGATGGTTCAGTTGCTTGCTTTCCATAGAGGTAAGACTCTGGACACATTCCTAAGTCAGTTCCCGACTAGAGAGTTTGAAACTGATGATGAATACTACTGGGATGTAATAGGTTCAGCAAGAAGGAACATCGCTCTGATTGAGGCAAGAGATGAGAATGGTACAGTAGTTACAGCGGAGAGTGGTAATGTAGGTGTTGGTACTTCACCATTCTATCTTGTATTCCCAGAGGATTGGTTTGCTGATGGAGAGGTTATCGTAGGTAATCTTAACCAAGTATATCCTATTAGAATCCTTGGTGATGCTAGAATGGAAGGAACAAATGCTGTCTATAAGTGTGAAACTATGGGTGGTCTAACCCAAGGTATTCCTGCTGAGAGACTGCTAGCTGGAGAGAGATTCTCTATTGAATTTGCTCCTGTAGAAAGAGAAGGTTCTAGAAAGGTTGGTGACATCAGATTCAGTTCTCCTGTATCTATGAGAAATGAGTGGTCTACTATTAGAATCCACCACAAGGTATGGGGTAACAAGCTGGGTAGAAAGCTTGCTTTTGGCATTCCTATGGTAAGAAGGGATGAGTCAGGCAAGCAAGTTAAGGACACAGCTAATATGTGGATGCACTATGTAGACTGGGAACTTGAACTTCAATTCTCTGAGTATAAGAACAATGTACTTGCATTTGGTACTTCTAACAGAAATGCTAATGGTGAGTACATGAACTTCGGTAAGTCAGGTAATGTTATCAAGACTGGTGCTGGTGTATTTGAGCAATGTGAGGTTGCCAACACTATGTACTACAACAAGTTCAGCTTGAAGCTTCTTGAGGATGCTCTGTATGAACTTTCAGCTTCTAAGCTAGATATGAATGACAGAGTATTTGTTGTCAAGACAGGTGAAAGAGGAGCTATCCAATTCCACAAGGCAGTTCTTCAAACTATCTCAGGATGGACTACATTTGTGATGAACAATGACTACTTGCATGTAGTTGAGAAGACTCAATCTAAGCTGCATGATAATGCTCTTAGTGCAGGATTCCAGTTTGTTCAATACAAGGCTCCTAATGGTGTTATTGTTAAGCTTGATGTTGACCCATTCTATGATGACCCTGTAAGAAACAAGATACTTCACCCAGAAGGAGGTGTGGCATTCTCTTACAGATATGACATCTGGTACATTGGTACTATGGACCAACCTAATATCTTCAAGTGTAAGATTAAGGGTGATAATGAGTTGAGAAGCTATCAATGGGGTCTAAGAAACCCATTCACAGGACAAATGGGTAATCCTCATATGTCTTACGATGAGGATAGTGCTACTATACACAAGATGGCAACACTTGGTGTATGTGTGCTTGACCCAACTAGAACACTGTCATTGATACCTGCAATACTGCAAGGCTAAATACAAGGGGAGTGGGGTAACTCCTCACTCCCTTTAATTTTATAATTAAGTAAATGGAGAAGTAAAATATGGAGAAAGAAGCTGAAGTAATGTTGGATGATGCTGCTATAATGAATGATGATATGCAGGAAGTAGCAGTAGCACCAGTTAAACAACCAAGAAAGAGACAGGCTAAGCAACCTGTTGCTGTAGATGAACCTATAGTGAACTGCTTAAGGAACGAGAGAATAGTAGTAAAGCATGTACCTAAGGAGACAGGTATGGTAAGAGACCCTAAACATATTCTCTATGGAGGTATGGCTGAAAATGCAGTAAAATGGTTTACAGTACCTAGACTTACATCAGGTATGTATATCAATGTACTTACCAATGCTGAAAAGACTTGCCTTGAGGAAGTAATGGGTCTTGAATATAATGCTTTATCAATATATAACAAGACTGACAACTTCTGGGATAACTTCATGGTAAGACTGACTAAGCAGGACAATATACTTGACCTGTCTAATCCTGAGGATTACATCAAGTATAAGGTTCTCTTGGCTAATAAGGACTTCATAGCACCTTCACTTCAGGAGCTTGAGGACCATCCTAAAGCTACATATCAGTTTGTAATCATCCATGAGAATGAGGAGTCACAGGCTTCTAAGAAGAAGATGAATGCAACTATGCAGGCTTACATGGAGTTTGGTAAGATACAGGATAATGCAGATATACTTAGAATTATCATTGAGACTATTGATGGTAGGCCTACTTCCAAGAACTCTAAGATTGAGTTCCTGCAAGACAAGGTAGGTAAGCTTATCCAAGCTGATGCTAAGTTGTTTGTAAGAGTAGCTTCTGACCCTCTATTAAGCACTAAGGTTCTTATCAAGAAGGCTATCGAAGGTGGTCTTATCAGTAACAGAGGTGGCATGTTATACTTAAAGGCTGATGGTACCCCTCTATGTGGAGATAATGAAGAGCCTACTCTTAGCATTGCAGCTAAGTATCTGAATATGCCTAAGCACCAAGAACTGTTATTTTCTTTACAGGCAAAACTTAAAGATAACTAATATGACTAACTTAGAGTTCTCAAATGAGTTTGATGTACTATATAATAATGTAGCCAGTAATGGTGCTCCAGGAATTACAGAATATGAAAAGTCAGTGTTTCTCACTAAAGCTGAAAAGCAGTTACTTAGAGCTTACTTTGAGCCTTCTCTTAATAAGTCTGTAAAAGGATTTGATGGTTCTGAGAAGAGACAATATGACTTTAGCTCTTTAATCAAAACTGTAGAACTTGAATGTATAAGTCCTATAAAGACTATACTAGGCTTAGATGTATCTACCATAGACCCAAGAAGTATTCTGTATAAGACTCCTAAGGATTTGTTTCTATCGGTAAATGAAACATTAAGTGATGATAAGTATATATACAATGTTCTTCCTATTAACTACCAAGAATATAGTAGAAATATACAGAAGCCTTATGCTTATCCAATAAAAAGGCAAGCTTGGAGAATGATTTCATCACTATGGGACAGTAATAACTATGGTATAGGATACCATATAATGAGTAGCTCCAGTGGAATACAGAATGTAGTATTTAGAAATGTAAACACTAAACCACTCTATATTAAAATAAATACTGTAAATTCTTTTGATGATTCTCAAAATGCTCCCATAGTGACAGAAGCAGATGATCTTATTACAATAGACTTAAAGCCAGTCAAAGGTAATATGATAGCTTATTGGACACTTTACCTGCAAAATGTCAATAATTCAAACTGGAAAACTAGTACTGGGGGAACAGTGTCAGGTTCTGATTATATCAGATCAATGGATGGTACTCTTGAAAATGGAATATGGCCATCTCAAGATCTAATAGAGAGCTCTTTCTCTGTAGAGGTGCCTTCTAATAATCAGGAACTTGTGCCCCTTTATGAAGTTATAGGAAGGTTTAACAGTAGTAATCCCAAGTTTACTATGAGATATGTTAAGGTTCCCACTCCTATAATCTTAGTTGATTTAAATGATATTGGGGAAGACCTCTCAATAGATGGATATTCTACTGTTACTGAATGTTGTCTCCCTGTAGAAACACATGAGGAATTATTGCAGAGAGCTGTTGAACTAGCTAAGGCTGCCTATACTGGAGATTTACAATCTCAGATTGCTCTAGGAATTAATAGTGAAACTAATATGGGCATGATTGCTTCAAAATAATTATGACTTTAGAGGAATTTTCAAATGAGTTTGATACTCTATTGAATAGTAATAACCTTATTAGTAAGTATGGAGAGCCTGCAAATAAACAAAGTATAGTTCTTGATGAATATGAGAAATCAGTATTTCTTACTCAAGCTCAAGAGGAAATTATAATAGAGTTTTATACAGGAAAAAATCAATTTGGAGAGAGCTTTGAAAGAACTGAAGAAATTAGAAGGTATCTAAGTGACTTGGTTAAAACAGTAGTATTAACTGAGAAACTCTCAGGACATATAGGACTATCAAGAACTTCTATGTTTTATCAGCTTCCTGATGATGTATGGTTTATTACTTATGAATCGGCTACACTAAAGGATGAGAGACTAGGATGTCTAGATGGTGAGGAAGCTCTTATAGTACCAATAACACATGATGAGTACTATAAGATAGCTGCTAACCCATTTAGGGGACCATCAAAAGGCAGAGCAGTAAGACTAGATATAGGCGGAGGTGTAATTGAAGTAATATCTGACTATAATATAGGGAAGTATTTAATAAGGTATGTATCAAGACCTAAACCTATAGTTCTGGTTGACCTAAATAACTTGTCAATTAATGAAGTCAATACCAGAACAGAGTGTGAGTTAAATCCTGTCATACATAGAGCTATACTTGAAAGAGCAGTAAGACTAGCTATAGTAAGTAAGACTCAGGTGTCAGGTATCAAATAAGGAAATCGTTTAATTAAACTATTTATTGAGATGGCTAATTTTAGTATCAATCAAGTAAGACATTTGTATGTCGCTAAAGCTCTAAAAACAGGAAACAACCTGCTTGAGACAGATACAGCAGGTAGCATCCTGCCTAAGGGAGATACAAACAAGACTCACCTATACTTCCAGTATATGTCACCTGGAGGCATTGTGAGAAGTGACTTAATTCCAGTAGATAAGATAATGCATGCTAAAGCTACTGGCTCTGAGGATTTGGCTTATGACCTTAAGAGAGTTCTAGTTACACTAGATTCTAATATAAGTGCTACTCCAGTAGCAGGTCAAGAGTATATTCTAAGAGTTGCATTCAGACAATTCATTGGTTTGTCTGAGGAAGACCAATACCAAAAGTATGGTTCTGTAACAGCTACTCCCAGCATGACAGCATCTGACTTCTATAAGGAAATGGCTCTGTCACTATTCAGAAATGTAAAGGCTGAAAAGTACAACACATTGATTAACATCTATCTGAAGGATGCTTCTTCTGAGACTCAAATAACATCTAGCACCAAAGAAAGTGACCTGAATAAGACCTACACAGGTATTATCCTTGAAGAGGCTGAGCAGCCTTGGGTACTTGGTATGATGCCTCAAGAGTTCATCAAGTTTGATGTACAGTTCAGACCTATTGTAGTTGATGGTGATGAATATCTATGGGGTACAGTAGCTGATGAGGAAGCTAAGAATACAGTAGAAGATGGTCATAATATTGCTGACCTTGAGTACTTCTGCATGGGTGCTAGAGGTGATGACTACAGACTAATGGGTTATCCTAACTTCATTCCTACTAAGTATCTGGTAGACCCAGATTCTAAGTATGATACTCTGGACATTCATTATGCTTTCACTGATAGCAATGAGGGTGTGCAGAAGTCTGAGAAGGATATCACAATAGTATGTGTTGATAATGGAAGTCATACTGATATGAAGGCTCTAATAACAGCTATCAATAAACTTCTGCCAACAAAAATGGCTATTGCTACCCTATCTTAATAGGGCTTAAGTATAAGGGGCATTAACTAATGCCCCTTTTTTATTTCATTCTTTAATACTTTAAACTATGGTTACTTTTAAAGAATTAAGAATTACTCCTGATGGAGAGAGGCTAATTATAGATGCTTCTGTAAAGGATTTGCAGTATTATAATGATGTCTATATAGATGCTGTCATTATAGATACACAAGATACTTATGTAGCTAATGGTTCAAGTACTAACCCTATATTCTCTTATGAAGTCCCCTCAGATTCAGGAACTCTAAGTGATAAAAAAAGAATAAGGTTAGAACTAGATAGCAAGACATTAGGTGTATCATTAAATGATGCATTGTTCTTTGTGTATGTAATAGCTAAAGGAGCACCATCAGCAGATACTCCATGTGGTATGGATAACCAGACTACTATGGGAGTTGTAGCTGACCTATATCCTTTTTATAGAACCATGGTCAGCTATATGAAAGAAGTTGAGGATAACTGTGCTATCCCTAAGAACTTTATAGATAGTCTACTTAGATTCTATGCTTTAGAACTAAGTATAAGGACTGGACACTATGCTCAGGCTATTAAGTACTGGAACAAGTTCTTTAAGGATATTAAGAGTAGAACAATAAACACAGGGTGCAGGTGCTATGGATAGACTTAATAATTTGGCTTATACTGGTGTTAATAACTATTTCAAAGCTTTATCTACATTTGGATATAAGAACTATACAGAGGTAAATAAGCTGCTGGTTCTGCTATTCATTGAAGGACTATTGAGGGGGCCATTGAGTCTGTATATAGATGAATGTGACTATAGGACTATTACTAATGTATTATACTGCCTGTTTGGTTCTACCTGCCTTATTCCTTATCCAGAGTTTGCAGTGAACACCTCACTTGTTCAAGCATTGAATGCAGATACACCTAGAATATCAGAAGATGATATAATAAGATTCAGTGAAGACGAACTTATTAGGTTAGTAAATGAGTAATAAATTACTTAAGACCTTGCATGGGTAGAATAATATTCCTATCTTTGTGAGGTCTTAATTGTTTAATATAAAACTATAACTATGACATATAGAGAAGCAGTATATCTTGTATTAGATGAATTAAAAGGCATGTCAGATGACTTTACTTATACTGAGAGACATGTTGCATTCCTCTTAGGAAATTATAGAGCATTCTTGCTTAAACAGAGATATTCTGATGTAAGAAAACAAGTACCTGAAAGTAACTATCAGACTATATGCCTTGACTTAATAGAGGTTCCTGCTATTAATGGTGAGCCCTGTGAAGGAGGTTCATACCTAAGGAGTAAAGATAGGATACCTGTTACTCTTATGATAGGTAATCCCAGAGTCTATCCTATAGATTTTTATCAAGGAGACATAGCCTTCATTAGTAGGGATAGAATGAGGTATGTAGGTTATAACAAATGGATGAAGAACATAATATATTGTTCATTGGGCCCAGATGGTTATCTATATTTCAAGTCTCCAAATCCTCAGTTCCTATATCTTGAGAAAGTAAAGTTTACTGCTATATTTGAGAATGCTTCTGAAGTATCTGAACTTACTTGTGATGAAGATAAAGCATGTAATCTTCTAGATAGAATTTTCCCTATTGAAGAAGCACTTGTACAGCCATTGATAGAGCTGGTGGTGAATGAACTCAAGAAAGCTGAATATAGTCCTGAAGATCCAGTTAACAACGCTGATGATGATTTAGCTGACTTAGTTAGCTTTATAAGAAGAAACGCTAAATCAAATTTACAAAAACAGATTGAAGGATAATGGAGAGTCTTATAGAGTTTAAAAAAAGAGTAAGGAAAGTCACGGAACATCATAAGCATAGAATAAGAAACAGTTTAGGAATTTATAATGGCTTTAAATATTATAGAAAGAATAAACCTGCTGATAAGAAATATATTCTTACTGAATCTCAGTATTTTGCTATTACAAGATTAATAAATAATCTTTTAGTAGAAGAGATAGCTAAAGGTAATGAGGTAAAGCTTCCTCATAGAATGGGTACTATAGAGATAAGGAAATATGAGAAGTCTGTAAAGATAGGAGATGATGGAGAGGTTAAGACTAACCTCCCTATTGACTGGGATAATACCTTGAAGTTATGGTATGAGGATGAGGAAGCCTATAAAGATAAAACTCTTCTCAGACTTGATGAGCAGGAGATGTATAAGATAATATGGAATAAGGAGAATGCCAATTTCAATAATAGGTTATTCTATGAATTAGTATTCAATAGAGATTTGAAACTTAGGCTTAAACATAATATAAAGGAAGGCATTACTGATGCTCTTCATATAGGAAGGAGAATTAAAAATGTGGTCTGAATATAACTATATAAATATAAGGGAAGTGCTTAGCAGGGTAATGAGACACCCATTACTTACTGACCTTAACCTTGAAACAGCTATACAATATACCCTTGACTTTATCTCCTGTATGGGTCTGCCAAAAACTTATGTAGATAAGTATGCTGTAATAGACATAGAGGAGTTCAGGGGCAAGCTACCATGTAACTGTGTAGCTATTAATCAAGTGAGGGAATGCAAGACTGGAGCTTGTCTTATAAGTATGACTGATAGTTTCAATGGTACTCATAAGGAGGACAGAAGTGTCAAGTCATTCAAGACACAAGGATGTATGCTATATACTTCCTTCAAGACAGGACAAGTAGAAATCAGTTATAAGGCTATTCCTATAGATGATGATGGATTACCCTTATTGCCTGATAATCCTATATTTCTCAAGACACTAGAATTATATATAAAGAAGGAATGGTTTACTATTCTCTTTGATATGGGAAAGATTAGTCCAGCTGTGCTACAAAATACTCAGCAGGAATATGCATTTAAAGCTGGTCAGTGTAATAATGAGTTCATGATACCTTCTGTATCAGAAATGGAAAGTATTACTAATATGTTTAATCAACTTATACCAAGGGTTAATGAGTTTAATAAAGGATTCAGACATCTTGGTGACAGGGAGTACCTGCATTTACAAAGATAATTAAGTTATGGCTATAAAGAATATATCATTCAAGACTAGGGGAATGAATAAAGACTTTAGCACCTCTGCTTCAAATAATGAGTTTTCATTTGAGAACATGAATATGAGAATATGGAGTGGAGATACTAACACCTTTATGAGTCTTGCTAATGAAATAGGAACTAAGTATATTTCTATAAAGGATGCCTCTAGTAACATCGATAAAGCATTAGTAGGGACACCTATAGGTTATGCCATGATAGATGAGAAGCTTATAATATTTACTACTTCTGACAGTAGTGATTATATATATCTTCTTTCATATTCAAATGAGGAAAGTTGCTTCAAAGTAGTAGAACTATTTAATGGAGATTTGAACTTTGATATAAAATATCCTATAGAAACTTTAGTATCTTATGAAGCTGAGAAGATAAAAAAGGTGTATTGGGTAGATGGTTTGAATCAGCCTAGGGTAATAAATATAGCTGATACAGATAGAATCTACAACAATAATTCATTTGATTTTGTCCCTGTAATAAATAATAGTGCAGATATTTCAATTACTAAAACTTTTGGGATTGGTTCTTTCCCATCAGGAACTGTCCAGTACTATTTTACATATTACAATAGGAATGGAAGACAAAGTAATATATTCTACAGTTCTCCACTTTATTATGTATCCCCTCAAGATAGAGGAGGTTCTCCTGAAGAATCGAATAATGTATCATTTAAGATTGCTATAAGTAATACTGATACATCATTTGATTATATAAGGGTATATGCAGTATTTAGGACATCATACAATGCTACTCCTACTGTAAGGTCTCTTACTGATATTGCTACCTCTGAAGATACTATTTATATAGAAGATAATGGCACTTCAGGTAATACTGAAGATAGTACCATTTTGCTCTATTTAGGAGGGGAACAGATAATACCTCAAACTATAGCTCAAAAGGATAATGTTCTCTTTATGGGTAATATAAAGCAGGATAGTCTAATGTTTACCGAAGAACAGGAGACATCCATAAGAAATGCTTTATCTGTCTCTTTTGCTTATAGGAATATTACTCTTCCTAGTAAGGAAGGACATTATCCTTGGAGGTCTCAACTTAATGAAAGTTCTATGCAGATTAAGACTTTTAAAGGAGGAGAGACATATAGAATAGGAGTGCAGTATCAAAGTAAAACAGGAAGATGGGGTAACATAGTATGGCTTGCTGATATAAAGAATAACAATTACCCTAAATCTACTCTTAACAATTCAAATACATGTCAAATAGCTTATGTTAAGGCAACCTCAAATGGTGAAGAGAGTCTGAGTTTCCTCTCAGATTACATAGGGAGAAGATTGGTTATGGTAGAACCCTCTAACAATGACAGGTCTATATTATTTCAAGGAGTTCTCTGTCCTACAATGTATAATGCTATTGATAGATGCAATAATGCCCCTTTCAGTGTTCCTTCATGGTTTATGAGACCTTTTGGAATACATCATTCTGTATTTATAAATGATTTTAATGGAGAACTTGTATGGCAGCACAATTCAAATTCCGTAGCTATAAATACTAATGGTGAAATACAAGGCTCTGATGGGGGTTTAGATGTTAGATATCCTGTTACTGCCCCTCCTTCAGAAGGAAATCAATATGAAGCAGCCTTCAAGAGAGAGGATGTAGGAATTACTCCACATAGAATATGGTACACATGTACAATAGAAGAATTTAATGTTTTTATTGTAAAGGGTAACAAACCTGCTGATACTGATGGCTCAACTGCCTATGAATCTATGGTAGCTGAAGCCTCTAAATATATGAGTAAATCTCTTATACCATCTAAGGAATTAATAGATGAATCAGCTCCACAGTCTGTTAATGTTTTTATTGGGAAGTCCTCAAGACCCTCTGACTTAAGGGATTCACAGCTTGTTGACCAAGAATTAAATTATAGAGTTGATTTGTCCAGACTTACATTCCATACCCCTGGGCTAGAGAATTATCCTAATGATAGTATTGAGAATCTTAAACTTAGAATAGTAGGTATAGTTCCTATTACTTCTATAATGACAGACTATTCAATAGTTACCTCAACTTCAGCAAAATCAAAGTATGGTAAAGTTATAAGATATGACTTTTCTACAGAAGATGCTAGTGATAATATATCAGGACTTATAAGTGCCCCTTTATATATGGATAATACAGCAACTAGTGATGATGGTGGTTTTAATGCTGATACCCAAAAGATGTCCCTTTATGCTATATATCCCTGGCAAGCACAAGGAGCTTTAAATGGTACAAAGACAGATTCAAACAGTGACACTGAGGTAAGTTCAAAGTTACAAAGAAAAGTAATATCAAACTTAAGGTTTTCTTATAATACCCAATACTTTAATTCCAGTGGAACCAATGAATTTTGGGAGGCTTATATACAAGGTAATATTAATAGGACAGGTATAACCAATGTGCAGGTGATTCATACTTCAGAGCCTGAAATATTTAAAATAGATAAGCCTTTATATTCAGATTTGTTAGATATAAATTACCTTCCCAATGTAGATAAGGTTCTTTATAATAGTAAATCAAAGAATGTATATAGAAGTGGTACTTCGGTTACTGTAGATACTAACTCTTCTACCAGCATAGAAAGTGCCATAGAAGACACTTTAAATACAACTCTTTATGTAGAAAGTGGTAGTACAATATCTCCTATTACAGTCCCATTAAAATATAAGTCTACCCCTCATATAGCATTTGCTTTGAATTACTCAGTTAGGGGCTTAGAGACTCTACTTCCTGCTTATGATAATTCATATGTTAAGAAAGATGATAGTGTACTCAATAGTTATATATGGTCTGTATCCCCTATAACTGATAACTCCCAGATTGAGATAACTACTGGTAATCTGGTGGCTATGATTCAAAGGAGTGAATTATCTGATTGGTATGATCCTACAATACACAGTGGGTTAGATACCAGTGATTATCTATGGGTAAATGATTACTATCAATATAGAAGTGGTGGAGTTATATTTTATGGGGGCTCTTTAATGAGATTCCAATCAAGTGACTCTACTACTAACATTTGGTCTACAGAAAGGTCTAATGATATAGAGTTAACTTATAATGAGAAAATTTATACAGTAGGTAATTTTGAAGGCCCCTCTGATTTAGAAATAAATTTACTATGGCCTACTGGTGAAGCTTGGACAGAATCTTCTGGTAGGACTATATATCAGATTTCTGAAAAGGGTGAAACTTCTACATCTAGTTTGTACAATCAATCTGTCCTTAATAGTGGTAATAGTAATTACCCCTATCCTTTCCTATATATAGGAGAATTATATAGGGATATTTCTGAGGATTCTCTATATGGAGGCACAAGTGCTGAATCTAAGTTAGCTAATACATGGATACCTATCAGTGAAGTATCTCCTATAGGTTCTCAGTTAAGTGGTCAGGAGGGTGATACTTATTATCAGAGATGGGATTGTCTCAAGACTTATGCTTATACCAATGAGGACTTAAACAGTATAGTGGATATAACTTCATTTATGCTTGAGAGTCATATCAATCTTGATGGTAGGTATGATAGAAATAGAGGTCAACAGGATAATACTAATATGAGTCCTGAGAACTTTAATCTGTTCAATGAGGTATATAGTCAAGATAACAATTACTTCACATATACAAGACTTGATGAAAGATTTAATGAGACAAGGTATCCTAATCTGATAACATTCTCTAGAGCTAAAAATGCAGGAGAAGATATTGATACATGGACCAATATAACTATGACTTCTAATGTAGATTCTAATATAGGCCTTGATGGAAGTAAAGGTGAGGTTAGGGCTATCAGAAGATTGGCTAATAACTTAATAGTATTCCAAGATACTGCAACTAGCATGATACTATTCAATAGTAGTACTCCTATGACTTCTACAGATGGGGTTCCCATTGAAATAGCTAATAGTGGTAAAGTTGAAGGGATAAGGTATTTAAGTGAAACTTTAGGATGTACTAATAAATGGTCTATTGTAAATACTCCTGTAGGTCTCTACTTCATTGATACTGGAAGTACTTGTCTATATAAATATGATGGTCAGTTCTTTGATATATCAGAGAAAGGGGGATTTCAATCGTGGTCTAAAGATAACTTCTCAAATGAGATATGGAATCCTGAAAATTCTGATGGATACGTAGGTTACTATAACTATAATGACAATGAACTTTATTATATAAATAAAGATAATTGTCTTGCTTATGCAGAGTCATTACAGGCTTTTTCATCATTCTATAGTTATAATGATGTCCCTTATTATGTGACCATAAATGATAGAGGATTCTTTATAAGTAAGAGTAGGGAAGATAATGCAGGCAATGACTATAGACTGTGGGAGATACATGAAGGAGATTATAATTACTTCTTTGGTAAATACCAACCATTCTATACCACTATTATAGCTAACCCAGAGTTCCAATCAGATAAAATATTTAATAATTTAGAGTTTAGAGCTGACAGCTGGAATGGCAGTACTCTCACTCCAGATACCTTTGATACCCTTAGAGTGTGGAATGAATATCAGGATAGTGGTAACACTATCAATAATTTGAAGTATCTGAGAAACAGACCTTCAAGTCTTAAACAAAAGTTCAGAGTATGGAGAGCTAATATTCCAAGAGATAAAAGTAATGGTATTGATAGAATGAGAAACCCATGGATATTTTTAAAGCTATCTAAGGAGTCAGATAATAAGAATAAAACTATACTTCATGACTTAAGAGTGTGGTATTATGTATAAGTAAAGTTAGGGGTAAGTTTCTTATTTACCTCTAACTTTTTTATTTATTTTATTGTATATGTTATTAATTATGAGTACATTTGCAAATAAATTCTTTCACTATGGCTAAAAGAAAGTATAGATATGGAAATAGATTTGATATAGGAGGTATTAAACCTATACAAGGAGTAAGTATAAGTGATCTAGTAGAGATACCTACTTTGGGAGTAGGTATCCCTAACAGTATAATTTTACCAAATGCTACTAGTCTTCCTACCATTTCTTTAGGATCTACAAGAGGATTATCCTTTGGTACTAATAGTGGAATGGCCAATGCTGGGGTTACATTAGCTAACAAATTAGTGAATCCTAGAGGTAATTCTACAAAAGCAGGCAATGCTTTATCCACTATAGGTTCTGCTGCAAGTGCTATTCCTGAAGTAGGAGGACTTATAGGTACTGGAGTTAATTTAGTTGGAGGCCTATTTAATACTATGTTTGGCTCTAATATAAATGAAGAAGCTGTAGCTCAAGTAGAATCAAATATAGCTAACCAAAAGAACATGGGTATAGGAGCTTCAACTACCTCAGATTTCTTAAATATGGCTGATGATTATAGAAACTTGGCTCATATAGAAACCTCTGATATAGGTTCTGATGGATGGTTTAGCAATAAAGCATCCAATAAGGCTAAAGAGCTAAATTGGGGAATAGATACTGCTAATAGAAGAGCTTTAGCTAACTTTACCAATACTGCCAATAATGTAAATACTAATACAATAAACAACTTATTAGCTAATTATGCAGCTTATGGAGGACCAATAACTATGAGATATACAGGACTAATGTCTCCATTTGGCAATCAATTTAAAGATGGTGGGGGCATTCATATAAAGAAGAAGAACAGAGGTAAGTTCACTGAATATTGTGGTGGTAAGGTTACTTCTGAATGTATAGCAAGAGGCAAGAGAAGTAGTAGTCCTACTATAAGGAAGAGAGCTACATTTGCTGCTAATGCAAGGAAGTGGAAGCATGAGGATGGTGGTCCTTTATTCACTCATGGTGGTATATGGGATAATGGATTGACTTATATAAATGAAGGAGGCTCTCATGAAGAAAATCCTTTTGAAGGAGTACAGATGGGGGTTGACCCACAAGGCATTCCTAATCTAGTAGAGGAAGGAGAGGTAGTATATAATGACTATGTATTTAGTAACAGATTAAAAGTTCCAAAAGAAGCTAAGAAGAAGCTTAAACTTAAAGGTACTACTTTCGCTGATGCTGCTAAAGAAATAAATAAAGAGAGTGAAGAGAGACCTAATGATCCTATATCTAAGAATGGATTAGAGTCCTCTATGTCACAACTAATGATGGTTCAAGAAGATATGAGAGCTAAAAAGCAAAGAAATAAATATGCTAAAGGAGGAAGGTTATTCCCTGATGGGGGATTAGTTCCTTACTCTAACTTTACTTCTATAGGAGATAATTTCTATACTCCAGAATATATGAACTTCTGGAATTATGTAAATGGTAATAGAGACTATGGACAAGGATTACTTAGGGATATAAATAATGGAGTATATGGTGATATAGGAGGAAATACTCTTAGTTATGAAGATATGATGAGGTTATCACATGACTATAAAAGAGGTCCTGTTCATCAAGCATTTATTAATGCTGCCAATAGAAATTATGCAAAGATAAACGCTGCTCCTATAGCTTCTACCCTAAGTGGTGTGGATAATATTAAAGCTCCCACTCTAAATGTAGGGGAGGAAATGTCTAAAATAAAACCAGCTGATTTAAGATATAATAGCAAAACCAGTAGGAGTAGTAAAAGTAGTTTTCCAACATGGCTTAGGTATGCTCCAGCTATTGGTTCCACAATAGGACTATTTCAAGGATTATTTAATAAGCCTGATTATAGGTATTCCAATGCCATTCTTGAGGCTGCTAATGATATTGGAGATTATACTCCAGTAGAGTTTAATCCTATAGGTAATTATTTAACTTATAGACCTTTTGACAGAGACTATTATATAAATAAGCTCAACGCACAATCAGGAGCAACAAGAAGAGCTTTAATGAATAGTAGTGGAGCTAACAGAGCTGCTGCTGCTGCTAATTTACTTGCAGCTGATTATAATGCTCAAGGAAGGATTGGAGACTTAGCTAGACAAGCTGAAGAACATAACCTTAATCAAAGACAAATGGTTGAAAGCTTTAATAGAGGAACTAACCAGTTTAATTCTGAAGGAAGACTTAAGGCTGATATAGCTAATCAGGAAACCAAACTTAGAGCAAGGAGTCAAAGACTAAATGGTGTAACTCAAGCTATGGCTATGAGGCAAGCTGTTGATGATTCTAGAAATGCTTCTATAGCAGGTAACTTTAGTAATATATTTCAGTCACTTGGTGATATAGGAAGAGAAGAAGTAGAAAGAGCTTGGATTAGAGATAATCCATCTCTATACTATGATACCTCACTTACTGGAAAAGGAGTTACTTATAAGGATAAGAAATCTTATGGTGGATATATTACTAGAAGAAATAAAAAGAAAGGAGGAAGAAAATAATGGCTAACTTATATATTACCAATACAGCCCAGTTTAGACCTTTTTCTTTTGATGAAATGCTTAAACCAGCACTGATGGCCACACAAGCTCATCAGACAATAGAGGAAGCCTATAGTAAACTTGACTCACAAGCTAATGCTATAGGGTCACTGGCTAATGAGACCGATGACCCTATTACATATGCCAGATATAAATCCTTTGAAGATTCATTAAGAAGTCAAGCTGATGCTTTAGCTGAGAATGGTCTTACTCCTGGTTCAAGAAAATCCCTTCTAGATCTTAAAGGAAGATATCATGAGGAGATAACACCTATACAGAATGCCATTACAAGGAGAAGAGCATTGGCTGATGAGCAAAGAAAGGCTTTGTTACAGAATCCCACTCTTATGTATCAAAGAAACCTTAATGTCAAGAGTAGAGAGACAAGCTTAGATAGATTTCTAGAGAATCCTGATTATGACTATGGTCAACAGTATTCAGGTGCTTTGCTTACCCAGCAGGTATCTCAAGTTGCTAGTAGTTTAGCTAAGGAACTCACAAGCTATGGCAATGGTAAAAGGCTTGATGCTTATACAAAGACATTTATGCAACATCATGGATTCACTAGAGAACAGGTGCTGGATGCTATTAACAATCCTAATAGGGCAACTTCACAACCTGTACTTAATGCTATAGTTGAACAGGTAATAGGTTCATCAGGTATGCCAAATTGGGCTGATACTCCTACTATGAATAAGGCATACAACTATGCTAGACAAGGATTGTGGAGTGCCATAGGTCAAACTAATGTATCCCCTTATGAGGATTATGGTGCAAGACTTGCTGCTCAGGGGGCTTCAAAGAAGGGACTGATGGACTATCAGAACCAACAGAAACAACTGAATGGATTGTCACTTAACCCAAGGTCAGTATATAGTCAGAGGCAAAGAACTGAAGCTGAAAAGAACTTCCAAGACAATGTGAAGAAGTATAGCAATTACTTCTATAAAGGAAAGGATGGCAAGACTCACCTCACGTATGCTGGATTACAAGAGTACAGAAGAAATGCTACACCAAGAGTTACTATAGCAGGTTCAGGTAGTGGTACTGCAAGACTAATGAATGCTGAGACTCAATATCAGAATGCTGAGAGAGGATTTACTCCTACAGGCTTCAAGAAGTTTGTTGACAGCATAGGTGGAAGCATGAGAATGGAAGAAGGTGCAGGATGGAACTCTGCAAGGATAGGTAGCTTATGGGATAAGTATAGGGAGAACCCTGTAGCTGCTACAGCAGGATATGATGCCAATAAGTACACTGAGTACTATTATAATATAGACCCAAGTGAGAGGGATGTATGGAAAGGAAACATATTAAGAACTGCTATTAATGGTGAGTTTGAGGAGGTTGATTTTGATGGTAAGTCAGGACAATATAAGCCTACTGGCAAGACAATTTCAGTCAAAGACCTAAATAGCGACAAGTATGAAGTACTTGGAACATCATTAAGTAAGCTTGGTGATAATGGTAGAGGTAATACTGCTACTATTAAGGATGACAAAGGTAACATAAGAACTATAAAGCTCAATCCAGGTATTCATGAAAGAGCTGAAGATGCTGCTATGCAATACATTAATTATGCTGCAATGCTTGAGCAAATACCTGATGAAGGAGGTTTTGTAGTAGGTCCTGATGGAAGTCCAAGGTATGTAACAAGGGAGCAAGCTGATGATGAATATTACAGGGCACTTGACACTGCTCACTCATACTGGAGCCAGTTAGGTGTAACTAATAAAACTAAACCACAAGAACTTAGTACTTATAGTTGGTAATTATGGCAGAGAAGAAAGTAGAAACAATAGACATAACTAAGACAGGCCCTCAAGGATATAGGCAACTGCAACAAACTAATGAAGATCCATTTGAGGGTATAAGACCCCAGCCTATATCTCCTCACAGCAGATATGCCAATAGACCACAAATGGTTAAATCTCCATTGGCAGATACTGATACTCCCTGGGGTGAAAGTATGTGGGATGATGACAGTGCTAATGCTGCTGAGTTTGAGAGCTTAGGTGATATAAGAGCAGAAAACCAGCCTTGGTTTGCCAAGGTTGGTGCTGGTCTTGCTAAGGGTACTATACTTACAGGTACTACTCTTGTTGATGGTGTTGTGGGACTTGCCGCAGGTATTGGTACAGCTCTCAGTGAGGGCAAGTGGTCAGGCTTATGGAACAATGATGTATCAGTAACCTTGAATAAACTTAATGAGGCTGCTGAATCATGGTTGCCTAACTATTATACCCAAGATGAAATGGAGAACCCATTGGCATTGAGAAATGTATTTTCTGCTAATTTTCTTGGGGACAAATTTATAAAAAACTTAGGCTTCACTGTTGGTGCATTCTACTCTGGTGGTATATGGACTGGTGCATTAAAGGCTGCTAAACTACCTCAACTTATAGGTAGGATTACTAAGGCTACTGGTGCTCCTAAAGCAGTAACATCATTGCTAGGTTCAACTATTTCAGCCTATAATGAAGGCAGAATGGAAGGACTTAATGCTGCACTCGACTTTGAAAGTAAGTATAGACCTGCCATTGAACAGCAATACAGGGATGATATGGCAAGAATCACTGCTGAGTTTGAAGCCAATAAAGGTAAGGGACTAACTAAGGTTGGTGAGAATGGAGCCTTGATTGACCCTGCCTATGCTAAGTACCAACAAGATATGGCTAGGCTCAAATCAAATTATGACCAAGCCATGACCAAACTTGAAGAGGATATGGCTAAAGTAGGTAATAAAGTGTTACTATACAATTTACCTATCCTAACAGCATCTAACTACTACCAGTTTGGTAGGTTATATGCCAAGGGCTTTGATACTGCAAAGAGAGCTGCCAATGTTGTTGTTAGGGCTGGTGAGTATGCAGCTAAAGGTACAAGCAAGATTGGCAGGGCAGGAAGAGTTGTTGGTGGTGGCCTAATGGAAGGTACTGAAGAGGTAGAACAACAAGCTGCTACAAATATAGCACAACACTACTATGCTACTGACTTCAATAACTTCTATAGAAAACTTAATGACCCTAATGCCAAAGAGGAAACCTTAGACTGGATGGACTCATTTGCTGAGGGAATAGCACAGACTGTTGGTGATGAATCCACTTGGGAACAATTCTTGGTAGGAGGACTTACAGGTCTACTTGGTATGCCATCCTTCAGGAGCATGAGAAATCAGCAAGGAAAGTTGCAGTCTCCTGTAACCCTTGAGAGTAATATGTTCTCAAGGTACAAGGAAATGAGTCAACAGGCAAGAAGAGATCAACAAGTTGCAGATGCACTCAATGAAAGGGTCAACTCACCTGAGTTTAGGAATTATTATATGGGTCTTACAAGACACAATAGCTATCAGAATGATATGGATGATGCTGTCTTGAGGGATGATAAGTTTGACTTTAAGAATGCTGAACATAATCAATTAGTATCAGACATTATGATGTTCAGTAACGCTGGTAAACTTGATGACTTAAAGGCCCTTGTCAATGAAACATATGATGTATCTCCTGAGAACTTGGCTTCTATAAGAAAGAATGTAGATGCTGTAGGTCTTACTAAGGATGAGAAAGGTAACTCTTTATCAGATGAGGAGCTTGTGGCTTCACTTACAAAGAAGAGGGATGGGATACTTTCTACCATAGAGGAGTATAACAACAATAGAAAGGAGATTGATGCAAGCACTGGTCAGGTATTCACTGATGAGCAGCTTGAGGAACTTACTTGGATGAAGACCCAACTTGGCAACTGGGCTAAGAGGGCATCAGAAATGTCAGGTGAGATTAAGGAGTCTATAGGCCCAGTCATGGGTAGGCTTGATGAAGTACTTAGGGCTAACAAGGCAGTAATGGACTATGAAGGACAGAAGTCTGCGGAGTTAACTGAAAACTATAGAAAGGCTGATAAGAACTCAAGAACCATCCAAGGTGCAATCAATGTTCTCAATACCCTAAGGAATATGGGTGATGATACAATGGCGGCTGTACTTGCAATGAATGAAGACCTGCTTAAAAGTATCAAAGACCAGATAAACAAAGTTGATGATAGTGTATTAAGTCCTGATGCAAAGAAGAGTACCATACAGAAGCTTGATGACTTGGCAAAGCTTGGCAATGCTTCAAAGGCTTACCAACAGAAGTTTGCAGAATACCTTCTTAACCCAAAGAAGATTGATGAGGCTCATGCTGAAGTTGATGAGGAGACCACAAAGGAAACCATCAATAAGGAGAGGTCCAAGAGCTTAGACTCACTCAACAATACTACAACATTTGGTGATGTTGATAACCTTATAAATAATGGTGAAGTCATTAATGATGACTTGGACAAGAGTACCTCCCAATCATCAAAGGACTACAAGAAAGCTAACCTATGGAGGAGAAAGGCCATAGAAGCTATAAATGCTTCAGATAATCCTCACAAGAAGGAACTTGTTGAATCTGTCAATAAGAGGTTTACTGAGAATGGTAACTATGATGATTTGGTCAATGAAAGACTGGTTACTGACTTTGGCCCTACAGTAAGTACTTGGGATTCAAAGGAGCAGGAATCATTTGAGAATGACTTCTTCAACTTTGTAAGACAAGCTAGGGATAAAGTCAATAGTGGTACTTCACAAAAGAAGGACGTCAAGAATACTAAAAATGGTACTAAGGCTCCTGACAATGCAGGTAAGGATGATGTAGCTCAACCACCATTATCAGGAGAAGTGAATATTGGTGATATGCTAAAGGACTCTGAGCTTGTAAGTGTTGAGAACTTCAATACTGTTATGGCTAATCTTGTGAAAAATCCTGATAATGGGCTTTACAGAAGAAAGGCCATGGCTATGGTAGAAACTATAAAGCAAGACCCTAGAAAAGCCAATCTAAGTCCTGAAGCACTTAAGAAACTTAATGCAGCACTTCAAGTGATGGAACAGGCACTGGCTCCTGAACCCTACGACCCTGGAACATCAACAGATGTACTTACTGAGTATGACAAATCATTTGACAGCACCCCTGTCACTGGTGTAATGAAGTCTATAGTACCAAGGTTTGACCTTGATGCAAAGAAGGATGGTATTCTCATACCATTTGTAGGTGAGGGAAGAAACCAAGGCTACTCTTATGTATATAAGAAGCTGACTGACATTGACCCAGTTACAAAGAAGAGTGCATTTGATTATATAGATGAAGGTAATATCAATGAAGGTGATGAGCTTGAGGTAAGATATGAACCAGCCAATAATGAGCATCCTGAACTACTTGCGTTATATCATAAAGGTGTTCTTGTGAATTACATGAACACTGATGAGAATGTAGACGGTGTCAAGGAGATTAAGGATAAACTCAAGAATGGTGGTGTAGCTACTGTCAGGGTATCAAAGATAATGAATGGTAAGTTTGCCTATGTAAGGGGTACTACCCAATCAATAGGCTCATTACTTGGAACTGACAATGCTGTACTTGGTGTAATGAAGAATAGAAGTATGCAAGCCAATACTGATAAGCCTGTTGAACCAGTGTTTGATGAGGCTAACTCTGATGGTAAAGTATATCTTCTATTACCTAATGCAAAGGGTTCATTAACTCCTCAAAGAGTCTATATAAGGCATCTCAATGCTGTTGAGTTTAATCTTGATAATGAGAATGGACCAATAGCAACTGAGCTTAAGCAAGTAATAAGGAGGCTTGCTGAACTTGGTACTGCAAAGAATGTTGATGAAACCTTTGATAACTTGTTCCTTGACCTTAATGACTTGCTCTACTTCCCTGACAGTTTCCACTTGAACATCATCCATAGAGGGAATGAAACTATACTTCAAGTAGGTTTTGCTGATAGGGATGGTAACAGACAGAACAGGAACCTATTGCTTAACAGGCAAGAGAGACAAGCTATCTTTGCCATAGGTGCTGATACAACAGCTGAAGAAGGCTTCACTGCTGACCCTGATGTTCTATATGGACAGATAGTAAATGCACTTTATGAGGCTAATTTGCCATTCAATGTAAAGGCCAAGAAGCTCACTGGTAAGAACTCACAAGAGTATGCCAATAGGCTAAGGGATAGTAATGTCATATTCACTTACCTTACAAGTAAGACCATGCAAGGTTCATGGTTCCTGCTTAATGAGAAACCTAACTCAAAGCCAGCCAATGACTCATTTGCAAGAGCTAAGGCTTCACAAGATGCTAAGGGTGGTACAAGAGTTATGTTCAATGGTCAGGAGTACTTTATAAGGACTGGAATGATATTTGACCAAGCTGGTAATACTGTTGACCTCGGTGATAATGCTCAAGAAGTGTTGGATTTAGCATGGATTAAGTCAGCTTATGGTAACAATTATTATGGTGTAAACCAACATAATGGACAAGTACTGATAGTTGACCAAAAAGGTAAGAGGGCTTATGACAGAAAGACTGGCAAGTATTTACCACAAGCTGAGGTAGCTAAACTTGAGTCAATACTTGAAAATAGAAAGACCCAAGCTGAGAATACAGCCAAGGCTATTGAACTTCTTGCTGAACAACAGAAGATGGTCAAGAGGTTAGCTGATGGCAGACCTGATACTACTAAGAATAGTAAAGGTGAGTCTGTATATTATATACTTGAGGATGGTCAATATGTAGAGTATACTAGGGTTCATGGTGTTATAGGTAATAACTATATAGGACCTAATAGAGGTAATGATGCTACTGACAGAGGCTCTCAGGTTGATGATATAGCAAGACAGTTCTTTACTGACCCAACAAGTGTAGTTAAGCCTGATGATATGTCTGAAGAAGCATTCAGGAGTCTACTGAGAGGCTTAGGTAAGTTCAAGTCAGATGCTGAAAATAGAGGTCTTGAGTTGAGGACTGACAGGATAGTAGTATTCAATAAATACCCTGATGGAAGAAGGATAGCTGGTGAGCTTGATGTATTTGCATATAATCCTTATACTGGTGAGGTACAGGTATTTGACTTTAAGACAAGTAAGTATTCAACCAAGGATACTTCTTTCTCAAAGGTTATAAATCCAAGACTATTCACAAGAAGTACTAAGGACCAATATACATTACAGCTTAGTGCTTATGCTAAACTCATTGAGGATAGCTTAGGTGTTTCAGTATCACATCTTACTGTAGTTCCCTTCCAGATTAAATATAATAAGGATGGTATAGTAAAGGTTTTCCCTGAGGACTATGTACCTCTTAACTATGTAAGCACAGTGTTTAATGCTAAACCCACTAGTCAACCAGGGACTCCTAGTCAAGGTAAGTTTAAGACTATTAGAGGACAGTATGTAACACTTAAGAGGGATGCTGCTGGTAATGTCATTGGTCCTGAGTTTCATCAAGCTGATATGCAGGAGCTATTTACTACAAGTGAGGGTACATTCTATCTAGCTAAGGTGGGAGAGAACTTCAAGTTGATATTACCAAATGGTAGGTCAATGTCACTCCCAAGTGATATGATTAACTCTTCTATGGCTGATGCTGAGATAAGAAATGAAATAATGGACACTCTGCAAGCTGAGAATATGAGAAAAGTTGTCAAAGGAGCACTACAAGATGACTATCTGAAAGACAGCCCTTATGGTAGCTCTATCGAAGTTACTCAACCAGTAAGTGAGTTTAAGGTTGGTGATAAGGTCAGCTATTCTGTAGATAGTGGCAGTGGTACTGGTATAGTGACCAAGGTTAGCTCCACTGGTAAAACTATAACAGTCAAGAGGGATAGTGATGGTAGGGAGATTCAATATTCTCCTACATTATTAACTAAATCATCTACTCAAGCTCCTCAGCAAGCACCTAAAACTGAACCTCAACCAAGTCAGGAAGAGTTAAGTAGGCAGAGAGCTTCAGTAGCTGAGCTGTTAGATTTGATGCCTAATTCAGGAACTCATAATACTAAGCAAGAGGAAGCCCTACAACAAAGAGAGAAAGACAAGAAAGCTTCTGTTGATATTGATTTTAGTACACCTACTGGTAGAACACAGTTAGCCCATAAGAGTTGGAGGCAGCTTACTGAAGCTGAGAAAGATTATGTGAGGCTTACTGGTATGAATGATGCACAGATGCAAGTCTTTTGGGATAGTGTTGACGCTATTCAAAGAGAGCAGTTCATACCTACTTGTAAGTAATAAAAAAAATAAGGGAGAGTAGAAATACTCTCCCTTATTTGTTTATTTATACCACTTAGCTGGTTCATCTGGGTCAAACACATTCATGAATTGTCTTATGAATGGTAGTGGCTGTAACAATATCTTCTCAGCCTGTGTATGACCTTTCCATATACCTTGGTCAATCTCTGTTGTCCAAGTGTCAGGGTCAAACAATTTAAGAAGTTGTCTTGTCTTGTTGAATATCTGTATGGCAGTAAAAGGATTTTCAAACAACCTTTGTGCTTCACCAAGCATTTCAGTACTTGGTACTAATGAACCCATATCAGCCTTCAACCTTACAATAGAGTAGTTTACAAACTCTGTCAACCAGTCCTCCTTATCATCATCAGGCAGACCCTTCAGTGAGGCAACTATTGCAAACAGTGTCCAGAATGTAGTCAATTCTACAAGACCATGCCATATATTACTCTTCTGTGAATCAGATAAAGTATTCCATTTCTTAACCAAGTCAAGCTGGCCTTTCTTCATGTCAGCATAACTTTGCTTCAAGAAGTGGTACATAGTCCTATAATAACCCTCTTCAAAGGCATTGGTATCATAGTTATACCTCTCTACTCCATATCTCTTAAGCCACATTGGTCTCATCCAATTCCTGTACATCATAAGTAACCTACCAACAGCCCTTGATTGCATAGCGCTCTTATCCTCTTGGTTATAGATACCATATAATTTATTGTTGATACCTCTTATCTTCTTTGACACTTGACCAAAGTAGTTATTACCAACAGGATTACCATTCTCATCAGTTACTCCATCCTTGATAACTAATCTGGCACCATATTCAGGATGCTCCTTATTTAAGTACTCCACTTCAAGAGCATCAAATAGACTGATAGGAGTTTTACCATCAGAGTCAGTAAGTTTCAACCTCTTTGCCAGTGCAATAGCAGTTCTCATTTGGGTATAATGGTCTCCAGCACTTGTTGTAAACCATAGGCTATCTTCTTTCATAGCCCTTGATGCCCAAGTCTTTCTATCCCAATCAATGCCCCTTGCATGTTGCTTGTAGTCTTGAAGCACATTGAACTTCTCTGCAAACAGGGCCATCTTACTGGTTTGAATCCTATTACCAAGCTCACCTAGGTAAGAACCTATCATCTTGGTGTATTCCCAATCTGCTGAAGCAAGTTCCTTAGTAGTAAAGAACTCACCAAAGATTGATTCAATGTTACCCATAGTGACATTCTGTAGCAAGTTGGCTGAACCAGTAAGTACTGACAATGCAGTAGTGCCATAGCTTTGTATCTTATTAATAAAATTGGCTACCTTACCAACATCCATACCAAGTATAACACCTTCATCCTTCATCTGTTCACCATAGACTTGCATCGACATGAAGTCATTTAGCCTTGCCATGAAGTTAGCTACTTCACCTCTTTGTGATAATACATTTGGTACTTTATTGAGTACCTCAGTCATAATCTTACCACCTCTAGTCCTAGCAACCCTTCTTTCAGCAAGTATGGTTCTACCAGTCTCAAGGGCATCAATGACATTATTCATTGCTGCATAATCCTCTGCCATTGAAGCATAAGCTATCATAGCTGAAGTACAATCCATTGACAAGTCAAATTTATCCTTGAGTGACCTTGTATAATAGATAGGAAGATTATGGATTTGATTACCTTCAAAGTCCTGTCTTGCATAGGCAAACTCTGTGTCATCCTCCCTCCTTACAAGCTCATCCTTAAAGGACTCCCACATATATTGGAACTTATTGCCTTTGCCCATGACTCTCTCAAGGAAATCCCTCCTTATCTGTGGAGCCTTATTGAACCTCACAAACTTTGCAGGAAGCCTATAGTCCAATCTCTTCTTAAGTTGGATAACAAAGTCATAGTATTCCTTCATTGCCTTGTTGTTCTGTATAGCCTGATACTGCTTGCTAAGATACTTGTCAGAGGGATTACCATGACCATCAGAGTGCTGTATCTTCCATTCACTTACCAGTGTAGCCTTGACACTCTTATCTTCTTCCTTGATGCTCTTAGTATAATCAGAAAGGTCAGTATAATAGTCAGACCAGTTGTACTTTGTTACAAAGTTACCACTTGGTCTACCATCCTTAGTCCTCTTTTCATACATGAACTCTGTGTTGGTAATACCAGCATCTTCAAGTTTCTTTGAGTACATAAGGAGTTGCTTCTCATCTTCAATGATAGCAAATCTAGCCTTATTCTTGGCATCCTTGACTGTAGCATCATATATCCTAAGTATAGGGTCAGTACTATCAGCCATAGCATCAGTCCACCTCTCAACCATTGATATATCCCTCTCACAGTAGTCAAGTAGTTCCCTGATGGTATATTGTTTCCTTTCACCTCTTATGTACATAGAGATACTCTCACCTTCAAATGGCTCAAGGAACCTTGCAAACTCATCCTTTGTTATTTCAGCCCAGTCAGTACCAAGTCTTGCAAGAAGTCCTGAGAACTCATCAAGTGCTGACTGTAGTTTATCTTGGAACCTTGTGTCACCTTCCCTCTTGGCTTGGTACATTTCCTGCCTTAGTTCCTCCATAATACTACCATAGGATGACATATAATCCCTGATGTTCCTTAGTGTAGAGAACTTGTCCTTCCAACTTGTCTGTGAGTTATAGGCTTGTTCAAGTCTTTCACTAAGGTTCTTCAGTGTTGCTATGGCTGTAGAGAGGTAACTATACAGACCATCCATTTCATTATGGTTGTTCAGGTCATAGGTCAGCTTCTCAATGAATAGCTTCTGCCTTTCATCAAAACCTCTTCTTCTTTCTTCCCTTTCTCTTGCAGTAGCTCTGGCACCTTGACCATATAGTGCAAGCCTTTTCTTCTCCTGTTGGATGACTCTCTCAAGCATCTTGTAGTCTCTTGACACTTTCTCACCCAAATGGAAGAGCTTGCCCTTATAGTCTCTACCACTTATATCCAACTTATATTTATTGTTGAAGGCATTGGTAGTGAACTCATAGACTTGCTCTCTAACCTCATTGATGATAGTATCAATAGCATCAGCATCCTTGCTTCCAAAGAAGCCTAATACATTGTTCTTATATCTCTCAAATAGCCTGTCATTAGGTGCATTGACATCAAAGTTATTCAATACTTGAGCCATCATCTTACCTAATGCTTCCTTAGCCATCAAGTCAAGATTGCCATTGTACAACTCATTATAATCATCATACTGGCTACCTAATAATCTTTGAAGCACCTCTTCATTCTTTAAGGTATTAAGTATTCTATCCCTCAAAGGACTGTCTACAACAGCATCAACTACGAAGTGACCCCACTCTTCAGGTAATGCAGCTTGGCCTCTTTCACCTTTAGCTATCCTTATAACCTCCTTGAGTCCTGTCGCAGCATTAGTTGCGGCATTCAAGTCCATTACACCATCAGCATTCATGGACTCCTCAAGTTTCTCAAGTGCAGCTACATCAGCTCCCCAACTATGCAATAGGTCAGTCAACCTTGCATTAAGTTCTGCATTGTATTTCTGCCTTTCACCAAGATGAGGTTGCTGTCCTCTTGTTATCTCTACTCTTGATTGGGACTCTGATGTAGTTACAACTGCATGGGATATATCCTGAAGTGGATTAGTCATATTGTATGTAGAGGCTATTCTCTGCAATTCAATAGAGGACTGAAGATTCTTTGGAACAGGTTCAGTACCATAGTCCTTGTTAAGACTATCCATCAATTCAGTCATGCTCTTATTATGGGCTATACCACAATAGTGAATCAAGTCCTCAAACAACGGTTCACCATTTTCATCAAACCTTACATTAGGAAAGGCTTGCTTAAATGCAGGAGTGACAGTTCTATAATAAACTCTTTCTGCTTCTCTCCTGTCACCTAGGAAATTTTTTAACCTAGTGAACAATGGGGATTTTTCCCCATTGCTCAATCTAGGATGTAATACACAACTTTTACTCATGTTAATCACATTTTAAGTTACCCTCAGGGTCTGTATTGCTCTCTTCAAGTAGTTCAAATCTTCTAAATGCTTCCTCGGGGTCGACACCACCAAACCTTGATTCCATAGCATCGAATCTCTCAGCCATATCCTCAGGTATAGGAGGTCCTTGAGTATCTCTCATAGCATCAATAGCCATGAACTGTGCTTCCATCTGCTGTGCTCTCATATCCCTTGTTGAATTTTGAATATCATTCAAGGTAATAGGAGAGGCATCCTCAAATGTAGGCATACTTGCCATCTGCTCTTCAAGACCAGGTGAAGCTATTTCAAACACACTTGCAGCCCTATAGTCCATTCTCATGTTGAATGACTTTCTGACAGCAGGTTTAATTGCAGTCTTCATTGTATCACCAACAGAGTTCATGTCATACTCTTGATAAAAGCTACTACCTAGCGCTTCAACTTTAGTATATGCACCATTGCCTACATGCTTATAGTAGTTCTTCACTCCTTTATATGTATAACATACATATGGTCTATAGTTGATTGCCTTGTCCTCCTTTATAGGATAGATGAATCTCTTCATTTCCATAGAGGAGTCACCACTTACTGTAACAGTGAAGCTCTCAGGAGGAGTATCAGAGAACAAGCCACTTGATGATACTTCAGGTACAAGCCTTCTGTCATCAAGGTTATTCCTTATATACTGTGTCAGGAATGATGATACCATTTCCCCTGTACCATTAGTGAAGTTTATTATCTGCCTCAATGCTGGTACATAATCAGTAATATCACTTATCTTGACTAAACTTGGTATAAGATTGGCAAAGCCACTAGGACTAAAACCTAATCCCCTATAGAAAGAGTATATAAGCAGCTTTCTAGCTAAGTCCTTAGTGTTCTCATTTTGCAGTAAGTTCCTGAAGTCTGACCTATAATCTTCTGCTTGTAAGTCAGTTACCTTACCTACATTGTTGAAGACTATAGTAGGAGACCCATTATACTTATTGCTCTTCAAGACCTGCAATCTCCTGATTATAGGCAATGTCTCTACAAGATATGGATTGTTCTCCTTAATCTCTGCAAAGTCAAGTGGGAACTGGTTGATGTAATATTCCCTAGCCTCTTGACTACCTGAGAAATCTTTACTGATACCTGACATAAGGAATACTGCAAAGTGGCTGTATATCCTATTGACAGTAGTATCATCAAGATTACCATAAGTAGTAAGGGACTTAGCAGCTTTCACTACACCTTGGAAGAGAGGTGATACCTGTGGGAACAACTTACTATACCACTGTTGGGTAGCCATAAGGCCCCATTGGTAAGTAGCAGTCTGGATAGGAAGAATACTATTTATAATATCATCCTCACTGCTTGCATACTGCATTTGTACCAAGAAGTCCAAACCTGTCAATGGATAATCAGTTTGAAGAACAGAATCATCAAGTATCTTGGCTACCCTGTCTATCTTTTCATTACCCATAGCAATACTACCACCAGCACCACCACTTTGGGAATCACTTCTTACAGCTCTTACAACATCACCAAGTGCATCAGCAGCCTTGACCATTCTCTTAAGCATCACAAGAACCTTCATTTGGTTGTTTGCAAAGTCATGCTCTGCTAAGTGTGAAGCACTATCCTTATAGGCATTCTTCTCAGCAGCTATATTCTCTGCAAGCCACTCATCAGTGAAGTTGAAATCTATTGTCTTGCCACCATAAGGTGAGTTTGACTTTCTCTTGTTATAGTAGTCAAATGCTTCCTCAATAGCACTGCTCATTGTATGTCTGCCACTGTTGATGTTCCTCATTATCCTCATCATTGCAGGTTGCCTTAGTATAAGACCTGTAGTGAGAGGTGAATTACCAATCCTCAGTAACAGGAATGCTAAGTTAGCTGTAGTCTCATTGATATTCAAGTCACCAGCAACAGGGTCTTTGGCATTATCCACAAAGGCTGCCAAGAAGCTACATACATTCTTTGATATGAAGTTGCCTTGGGCACTCTTCACAGAGTGTAGAGAACCTAACCTCTTACCATTGAACTTGAATTGATACTTCTCCCTCAGACCAAAGCCGCTTGTCAGCTGTGTCAAGGCATGAGAGGCATTCTGCGTAGCTGCCATAGGTACAAGACCTGCACCTGACATATTCCTCTGTTGATATTTAACCCAAGTATCAGGAGCTAATGGATTAACTACCTTACCATACTTTTCAAGCATCTTCTCAGCTGGTTTCAAGTCAAGGTTGAGTATTTTATTGATACCACCCAACTTGTCAATCTGGTCAAGACTGAGAGCATCAAGCAAGTTTATTAACCTTGCATCCCTCTTTTGCTCATCAAAGTTACCAGGGTTGACTTGCTTTGATACAGTATCACTGTTAGTCAATACTGACCATATTAAGTCAATCATCATTCCATCCCTCTGTTTCTTCTTGTTACTCTTGGCTTGCTTATAGAGTCCTACCTTATCATCAGGGTCTACATCACCCTTCTTATAATCAGTAACCCTGATAGCCCTGCCAGTATAGTAACTGTCCTTTACTAGGTTAAACCAATCAGTGAACCTGTTCTGTGCTGCTGCTGAGAAGTGGTACTTCTTTACACCTTCCTTCTTTAACCAGCCTTTAAACTCTTCCCTGAAGTCCTCAATATCATCACCATCAGGAGCTTCATCCCAATCCTCAGTCTGTTCTGCAATGTACTGCTCAAGAGCCTTACCAAAGTTCTCATCTATCTCACTGACTATATCAAAGTTAGCTGGGTCCTTATAGAAGTCATCCCAAGCCTTCTTTATATCATACATATTCTTGAAATCAAGAGTATGATACATCATGTAGATTTTATCCACATCAAAGTCAGAACCAGTAGTAGTGGTAATCTCATCAGGCAGTATAATAACTGAACCAACCTGTCTTGGTAGGAATCCCTTAACCTTAATAGGAATCATTGAGTACTTGTCCTCAGTAGGTATTCTATAACCAATAGCTTGTCTGTACTTCTCAGGTACTATGTAGTGTCCTTTGCTATCCCTCTTGTTGATATTGATGCTTCCATCATCTTCAAGTAACAGGTCATATAACCTGTCATCAGGACAGGCAATATAGGCTTCCATATACTTGATGTACTTCTTGCCATTAGCATCAGTTCCCCATACTACATGAGGCTTATCCTTTTCATTCAAAGCCCATGCACTAGCTTGTATCAATGCTCCACCAGCTATCTTCTGTTTTACTATCCTTGTCTTGATGATACTGTTAAGCAACTCTTGTATCTTCTGGCTTTGTGTAAAGTCAAACAAAGGTATCTTGAAGTTACCATTCTCATCAAGTGATACAGCCTCTATAAGGTCATTGCTATACCTTGCATTACTCTTTATTTCACTAATAAGCAAGTCAGATATTTGCTTAGGGTCATTGAATTTCTTATCAAGAGCTTCATATGCCTCCCTTATATTAGCTGTATTGACAGCATTAAAGTAATTTCTCCATTGGTCTCTGTTAAGTTTCATACCACCAACTTCAAACTCTGCATTAGCATTCATGTCAGTACCTATCAACCTTCTCAGCTGAGTACCAACAAGCTGTATGGCATTAATACCATGCTCAGGAGTTGCAACCTGAATACCATAATCCTCCCAGTTAAATTCATGTACTACTTCAGGGTTAAAGTCTTTACCCTTTATAGTCTTTTCCTGTAGGATTTTCTTAACCTTATCAGCATCTTTAACACCATTAATATCAATCAATCCTTGACCACCAACCTTAACAGCTGTGCCAAACATTGCAACATCAATATCATGTTCCTCCATGAACTCTGACAATCCCTTCAACTTACCTGACTGGTGTAATATAGCACCAAAGATAGATTGAGTAAGCATTATCATTTCTGAGTTCTTATGCTGATGGGCCATTCTCATTGTGCCACCAACCTTGTCATCTTGATTGACTTGGGTATATAAGTAAGGCTTTCTAGTATTCCACAGAGTTACAAAGTCTGTGGCAGTCCAAGTGCCTTTCCTTATATTATTATAAGCCTTCTCAGACTCATCATCCCATAGGTTAGCAGCAATCTGGGTAGCCCTGAAGGACTTCAATGTTCTATATGCCTGTGCATCAGTAGTAGTTACCTTTCCCCACTTCTTCATAATAACAGTCTTGTCAGCAGCTGTAAGCTCACCTGCTGCTATCCTGTCATCAATGATTTGCTCAACCTCCTTCATATAGTCAGAAGGCTTGACCTCATCAACAAGATATATAGCCCTCTCAGGTCTTACAGTAACATTACCATTTTCATCCTCACTTGCAAGCACATACTTACCATCCCATTTAGCAAGAGTATTCAACTTCTCTGTAGGAGAGTGGAACTCCAATGCCCTCTTGGTAAAGTTAGTATAGTTGCCATAGTAGGCCAAGTCAGTAGTGAGTAACTGTATTATCTGTGATTGCATATACACAGAGTTCCAGTAATATTCCCTTAATGCACTTTCAACATTCTCCCTAGTCCTCTGCCTGAAATACTTAAAGGCAGAGTTCTCATTATTCTCATCAACCTTGTCAAACACTCCTATTGATGCCCAATAGTCAACAGTGCTCAAGAAGTTCTCATCCATTATCTGACCAACAGCTTCTGAAGCTAACTTATTGAAGGTATCAGTATCATCGGCTACTTCAGTTAACTGCTCAAAGAATGTCTTGCCATCCTTATTGAACCTTTCACTGTTAAGCTCTGGGAAGAAATGGAACTTAGCTCCGTTCTCCTCATCATCAGTCTTGTCATAATAGGCTATCTTTTCAATGTCAGGTCTTTCATACCTTTCCTTGACTGTGACAATCCTATTATACTCTTGCCTTACAAGGTCATTAAACTTATTAAGAAGTACTTCCCTATAGTTCTTCTTGACCCTCTTGGCCCTGATGAACTCAGCACTTGTTGCATCTGACAACAATGGAACCTGATACCAAGCATAACCTTCACCTTCAGACAAAGGCTCTGCATTATACTGACTGAACAGTACTTGGAATGTATCAAGTGGAGTCCACTTTTCATACTCTTTCCTGTTATGTTCAATCACTACACAGTGGTTGAGTTTATTCACTGCCTCAGCATCATTCTCCAAGTCATCAATCAATGAATTGAGCCATCTTCCTTGTTGCTTGTCATACAAGAAGTCCACATCCTTATACTCCCTGCTAATGAAATCCTTTCCTTCAGGACCCCTCAGCCTCTTTATAAGAGTAGTAAGGTATGAAGGTCTTGTATGTGCATAGAGTGTTTTCTTTCCTTGCCTTACAGATGATTCAATCTCATCCTCCTCAACATTGTTTATGGCAGTGGCTATACTGAAGAAAGCTCTACCATACATATTGATAAGGTCAGCAGGTTGACCATCCTTGATACCCTTGTTATTGGCATCAGTAATGCCCTTGAAGATAACTCTAAGATTACTCAATACTGTAGCACCAGGTAAGTCCTCCTTACTGTTTAGGTCTACATTGTAAGTCAACACATCACTTAGTGTCTCCTTAGTAATAGGTACACCTATCATATTGAGCATCTTATGGATGCTACCGACATTACTTAGGATTAAGTTTTGCCTATCCTCCCTAGTCTTGACATCCCTGAATTTATCCATGACAGCATCAACCAACTCAAGACCTTTCTGTGCTCCAGCTATCTTGATGTCACCATTACTGTCATAGACACTATCATCATCAAGTACTATACCATATTCAAGGTTATCCCTCCATTCATCAAAGTAGTGTGCAGTGCCTGTAGGCTTATTGATATTCACAGTCTTATAGAAGATTGAACCATCTGGAGCAGTCTTCTCTACTTGTATCCACATATTGAGATAGTCCTTTCTGAACACTGTGTAGAATGCAGTAAACAGTCTGTCATCCTTCTCAATAGCATCTACAATCTGTGAAGCCCAAGCCTTTCTATGCTGCAACTGCCTTAACATAGGTAACATCTGTGATGCAGAGGTCATATCCCTTAATGAAGATATGATTTCAGCAAATACATAAGATGCCATTAGAGGTTGTGCATATCCAAGGTCATCAAGTATCAACTCTCCCTTTCTATCAGTTCTGTTGATTTTACTGATAGCCTCCCTTACTTGGTTAGTCATGCTTTCAAATGCAGGGAGTTCCCTTACATTTACTTGCCAACCTTCCTTGTATGGAGTTTCTTCCTTGGCATCAGCATCCTCATTCATCTTATTGTTGCCTTCATCATCAGTGGCAGTATTGTCTATATCCTCCTCAATGTCATTGGCAACTACATCCATTATTACACCATGGTCATAGCTATAGGTATTAGCTGCATCAAGTACAAGGTCATTCCAGTTATCAAGTATTTGGTTATATGCTACAATCATGGAATTAACTTTCCTTTCAGCTGCATCTCTTAGTGCTGCTTCAGGCAGCATACTCATCATTGGTGAAGCTTTGAACTTCTCAATGTGACTATTAACAAGCTCACTCCTGTTTTGTTGACTCATGTTGATATAGTCTTGGAAAATCTGCTTCACCCTACCAAAGAGTTCATAAGGTCTCTTCTGCTTGATGACTACATAAGGTCTTAGGTTTCTTATCTGGAAAGCTATCCTGAGTTGCTCTTTTCTTGTCTTGGCTCTCTTAAGATCCCCATTAAGCCTGTCCCTTGTATTATTCATTTCCTTCTCAACTTCATTGGAGAATAACCTGTTAATCAGGTTTATCCTTTGCCTCTTCTTGATGGAAGTGAATATCTCATCAGCCTTATGGAAGTTAGTCTTATCTATGTTAGTAGTAGATTGAAGCTCCCTTACTTTCTTTTCATCCTTAACATACTCAGCAAGCTCCTGCATCTTCCTATTGAAGTATCTTACCAGCTTAGGTACTCTACCAGCATTGAATTGGGAGATACTCTTGTCTTTAGTATCACCTCTCTTTACAATACCTCCTTCAGGAAGTTCAATAGAGTTAAAGTTACCTGTATCCCAAAGTCTCTTTATATCCTCTACCTCTTCATCAAGAACTTTTTTGAACTCATCAAGGTCCTCATCAGTCCATCTTGCTTCTGCTACACCTACTCCATGATTCCTATAGAACCACTTCATAGTACTTATAGGTGCAGCATTAGGCAGACCTCTAATAACAGCAGATGTTGGATTATGTTCAGTACCATATCCACCTTTACCATACTTCTCAGCATACCATCCTTCACCTATTTCATTACCACCTGATGTCCTGTCAGTATTATCAGTGAAGATGTATAATGTATGTTCATCCTCAGCCACTTCCTCTCTATTCCAGTGACCTTCATGCTCATTTATAATGTAACCTGAATCCTTAGTAGGAGAACCATCATTCTTCTGCCATACAGGAATAGTGATACCACTAGATTTTTCTTGAGATAGGAGATTCTTATTCTGAATCAAATACCCTATTACAGTAGCATGAGAAGGTCTGTTCAACTCCGTATAATACAATATTGGGGTATCAGTATCTGAAGCTAATATCTTTTCAATAATAGCCTGTCTAAGCTCCTCTGTAGCTCTTTCTTCTCCAAAGTTGTTTCCAGTAGTCAACCAATCATAAAATTGTTGTACAGTATCTGCACCCCTTTCAGAAGTACTGAATGGGTTTCCTATCCATCCTTGCTCAACAGCTTCTTTACTAAAGGAGTTAGGATTATCCCCATTTCTTCTATAAGCCTTGATTCCTTTAGGATTCTGTTTTTCCCAGAATCTTACTCTATTCCAGAAGTCTCTAGAATCATTAGTGACTTGTACCCCAAAAGAAGCTGTATTATTACTTATCGAAGATGTATCTACTGTTTTGTTGGAACTTTTTTTAATCTTCACATCTCTTCTTTCAACTTCAGTGAATCCAAGGTTTCCAAACCTATTAAGACCAGCAATACCTCCTTTGGTTAATTCTCCGTGAGTAGATAAATAGGCACCTGAAGGCAACATATTAGCAGCTGCTTGGAAGAGTATTTCCTTCTCTTCATCACTGAAAGCATGAGGATTGTTCTTGTCAGTAGGCTTAAAATGAATGGAATAGTAGTTATCCTCTTCATCCTTGACAAGCTCAAAGTAACCCTTACTAGGATTGCTCTTAAGGTATATCCTCATGGTATCATTAACCTTGCTTGGGTCACTTCTCCAAGGCTTCTTCACTTGTAATATAATAACCTTATCAGTCTTAGGACTCATAAAGTTACCTAAGTCAATAGAAGTACCTCTTAGTTCTTCCCTTACTTCCTCAAGTACCTCAGGGAATAATACCCTATACTCACTACCACCTTGTTTATGTGTAAGTATAGTGTTACCTGTAGCAAGCAAGGCCTTTAATGCTGATGGGTTCTGAAGCATACTCTGCTTAATGAGGTTCTTCATAATGTTCCTCTTATTAGCATCCCACCATGCTATATCTTCCTTAGACAATATGTCTCTAGTATTACCTAACTTCTTGAGTGTTGCAGGGTTAGTAGTATCAGCCATCTTAGCAAGTAAGTCCTCAACCCTATCATATAAGTCTGGGTCTATATCATCCCTATTGAATAGAGGATAGAACTTAGCCATTTGGAATGCTTGCTCAACACTATTATAGGTCTCTACACCATTACCAGCATCAGCAAAGAAAGGTCTTTCAGAGAAGTTACTGAGTATAGGATTCTCCCTACCTTCCCTACCATACCATACATTAGTGGTAATGACATCTTCAGGGTCAATAAATGCTGCCCAATTATCAGACATCCTTACTATAAGGGCAACAAGGTCTCTCTTGGTAGGTATCTCACCAACCTTATTAAAGTCTGACTGCCATCTTCTCACAAATTGAGAGAAAGCAGATTCAGTTAGTTTTGGAAACTCCTTATACAAATCTCTATAAGGCCCCATTACTATACAGTTTGTATCAATCATATAGTTTTTCTTTAAGTTTGTGCAAAAATAGTAATTTGTTGTTAGTTGTGCAAGTTATTAAGAGTATTTCTACCTTAACACTAATACTTTTTATAATATAATAGTAAGGGAGGACATTACTGTCCTCCCAGATAACTGTTACTGTCTGATTCTTATAAGGCTTGGGTCTACACCTACACCCTTGCCTTCAGAGATGTCCTTAAGAGTGAGATATACATACTCCTCAGGTCCTTTAATAGCTGCCACATTAATGTGGCAGTTAGTTCTTCCATTCATAAGGTCATTGAATGACTCCTTAGTTATTGTAAGATATGGATTAGGCATATCAGGGAAGTAGCCTATAACTACTCTTGCCCTTGCATTGCCACCTATCTTAACCTTGATAGTGTCACCTACCTTATATGCAGGCTTCTTATCAACAACCTTTTCTGGAGTCTTCTGACCAACTGGAGTACTTTCCTCATTGAATTTATCAGGTTGTACTACTTCCACTGGGAATTGCTTTCCATTGATTACCTTGCTCCAGAAGAATTGACCTTCAGCAGATTTATTCCAGCTGAAACCTCCTTCAACAAAGGAAGCATCTACCTTATCTTGGAATACCTTCACATTGGCAGGATTACCTTGCTTAACCTGATTGGCAATCATTAAGTCAACCACTTTAGGTGGTATGCCCTTAAGTTGTCCTATACAATCATTAATAGTTACATTCATGCTACAATATATTTAACTCCATTATAAATCAACCACTTAATCTGGTTTATGTTGACTGGTCTAATACCAGACTCCTTGTCAGTCTTAACTATATCCATATCAACACAATCATACCTGCCATCTCTTGATTCAAACTGAATCTTATAGCCCCTAAGTATTCTATCCTCACCCTCAACTACCTTGGAGATTGGGTTCTTCACAAGAGCTGATATAGTCCTCTTAGCCCACTCAGCAACACCTTTCTTTGATGATTTAACTTGGTCAATTTCTTCACAGACCTTAGCTACAATCTCATTTACTTCAGCATTAAACTGCTTGGCACTCTTAGGCTTATCCTGCTTCTTGAAGCATACAGTAAATACTTGACCAGAATGAATGTTCTCAAAGATACTCCTTATTCCTAAAGTACCATCCTTCTTATCCTCCTTAGTAACCTTTACCTCTTCAACAAAGTTATCACCTGACTTGATGTAGTTCTGTACATAGGTTCTGTCTATATTAACTACATCACCACTTTCTGTATGTACTACTCTGATACTATCATCAGCATTGATTCCAACCACCTTGTAGTGACTAACCTCACTTAGTACATCGCCTACTGTAATTCCTGTTTTCATACTTTAATCTTTTCGTTAGAATTTCCTCCAATTTTTCAAGAGTAAGAGTGTGGAATTTCACTGTATGAGGATGTTCTGCATAATATAGCAGTCCCCTACCTATCTTAATTCTTCCCATACTACTTAAACATTCTGTTAAACCAACCTTTCTTCCTAGCTCCTAAGTCAGACAGCTTAGCTTTAGCTTCTCTAAGAGCATCATACTCACTAATGTCTATTGTTACCCGTGCCATACTTAGATGAGTTTAGATATATTATCCATGAACTCTTCAGCTTCCTTCTTGGTTACATTGATAGTCTTAATATCACTTTGAAG